CAGGGCAGACGTAACCGTAACCACAACAAAACAAAAATTGAAAGGAGCTTAGCAAAATGAAATTCGTCAGAATCAACGGCGAAAACCACGCCGGTTACGCTCTGCTTGATATCGTCGAGCATAAAACCACGAGCATGACTGTTGCAGAGCTGATGGAAGCTCTGTCCAAGTGCAGCCCGGACGCATACGTTACGTTCGGCAATAATTACGATGATTATGTCATCGAAGCCGTAAACCAGATTTGAGTATCAAACGAAAAGGAGAATCATCATGGATTACTTTAGCACTGAATTCATTTTCGCTTGCGGCATCATCGTTGGTGTCGCTCTGGCAATCGTAGCGCAGTCTATCTGGCATGATTTTCTCCGGGCAGCACGCCATCACTAAGCGTCGCTGTTCGAATCTAAACCAAAAAAAAGAAAGAGGTATATCGTTATGAAATCCATTCTGAAATCGCTGAAGTCCATGGCAGTGACAGTTGCCGCTGTCTTTCTGATGGCCGCAATCTTTGCCCTGCCGGTTCCCACTGCAAGTGCCGCCACTCCGCGTGATGTAGGTCTCCGTGAGCGCTACGTCCTCAGCGCAACCGTCTCTCAGCAGAATCTCCTTCATACGATGGATTCGAAAGGGATTTATCGGGATGTTCTGTACTGTTTCTTTGACGACGAAAACGGTGATGCCTGGTGTTATGCATACGAATGCGCCAACGAAACTGCTGTTGTTCCTCCCATGAATCAGAGTGTTACGCTCATCATGAATTCGAATGGAACTCCTGATATCGATGATGACATCATCGAAGATATTCTGTGGTGTAACTGCGACTGCACTGCTGAGAAAGATTGAATATGATGACCTGGCGGCATTTGCTGCCAATTGATAAAACAAAAGAGAGGTAAAACAAAATGGACAACATGAAACTGCTCAAATATGCCTACAATTCCGCTGTTACCAAATGGTGGCGCTATCTCAACATCGCTTCTAAAAACTCTGGTCACTCTCTCGGAGAAGTGGCAACGAAGATGCAGAATGAAGCAATGGCGGACGTGAATGCAATCGCCGAGATGATTCGCGCCGAAGAAGCCAAGCGGCGTCTGAATGCCGATGTGATTGCAGAGCTGAAGAATCTGGTCAAAGAGCAGGTCAAGCCGCAGCAGTCTCCCAAAGCGCAGCAGACCGGGGCCCAGCGTATGAAACAGGCCGTCAAAGAAGCTCCCTACGTCATCGTTGTCAAGTGGAATAATCCTATCATGGGCGAAATGGAATACCCCTGCAAGAGTTACGCAGAGGCTGAGAAGAGCTTTGAGGTCGCCAAGCGTGAAGTTCACAATGGCAACGTAACCGAAGCCCATGTGTACGAACAGAGCGAAGGTCAGCGTGTTCCCGTGATGGGCATTTTGAGTGGCAAGCTGTAAGCCGCCTGGGAAGAGGAGGACACTTTCTAATGATTTTGTCAGAGATCTATCAGATGCATGACAGATTGTGCGCCGTTGTGCTAGACCCGGAAAGCGGAACCCTCACGCCGATTCGTGTCGTAAATTTGGATACGAAAGAGTTGACCCCGCAGTTTTTCAGTGATGCGAGGGCGGGATTTCCTGATGCGAAACCATTTCGACCGTACAATCCGAACAGCCTGAATTGGCTTATCATTGAAAAATATGGTCTGCTGGTTGCATCTATCAATAATCTGGGTGGATTTATCGTGTTTGAAAGTCCTGATATGATTCCGCTGACAAAATCTCTATTCAGCAAGAAAGCGAGGTTGAATTATGAGAGACGTTTTTCCCCCAGAGAAACACGCGATTGCCGTGTATCCGCTCAACAACTGGGGCGGGCTTGAGATCACAGCGATTGAAGAAGCGTGTGTCGAAGTCGCAATCAACAATGGTGAGCGTCGCAAGCAGGCTGGCCGCCACAAAATTTATCAGACGAACAAGGGCCATGCGTACTTCATTATGCATGGCTCTCGTTATTATCTGGACGAATTCACAAGAGTATAAGCGCCGCAGCAGCCCGTAAGAAGCACCGCAGCGCAGCAACTGAAAGGAGCAATATGAATTATGTTCGCAACATACCCTAGTGACACGGATTCCACCTGGATGCAAGAGCGCCGTCATAAGCGCCGCATCGAATTGGCTGATCCGTACTTCCTGCCCTATAGCAGACTCCGGCCGCGTGTTCAAATCGAATTGCAGTTTCACATTCTGACTCTACCATTCACAGTAAAGGAGGGTGATTTGATTGTCTGAGCATCCTATCGTCTGGGTGTTCGCCGCCATGTTACTTCTGGTGGGCGCACTCCAGCAAATCGGAACCGGCCTGTATTATCTGGGGTGTTTCCGCCGCTACAATCAGGTAATCGACACCCTAGCACGCTGGTTTGATACCGTAGATCCGATCGAAATGACGGAAACGATTCGCAATTTCTTCCTCATCTCGATCGCCCTGACTCTGTTGATTGCTGTTGTGGTCTAACCCGGCGGCTTCAAATATTACATAAAAAGCAAATCAAAATGTGTAAGCAAGAAGAGAGGTAAACCTATGTTGTATTTCCGTGTTAAATTCGAAGCAAACAATGAGCCTATGTATCTGGGTACCCGTCGTGGCATCGAAATGTGGAGCGCCTATGCAGGTGGCGAATTGTTCACCGAAACCGAGGTCAAGAACAACAGCCTGAACTACGATTTCCTGATTCCGGTCAATGTCAATCAGCGCAAGACCCGTATGATGGGCCCGTACCGTGTGCCGACCGACGATGCAAGTATCACTCCTTGGGATTACACTGCAGACCGCCGCTATGATCGTTTCCATCCGCAGCCTACTATGACGGTTGTTCATGGTGCGAAGGTTATCACGAAGCGGCTGGCTACTCTGCATAACCGCCCGGTTACCTGTTATCCTGTTGCCCAGGGGAGAGTTCGCCGTGGTCCGTATCGCCGTGGTCGCCAGGATGGTACTCCGATGCCGCCGGTGATGTAAGGACGCCACAGTAAGTGCTCTGCTGGTAAAAATAACCTACATACAATGATTTCCAATCGGTCAATCGAAGATGTCATAGATGATATACTCTATGATGTTTATTTCGATTGGGCTGATAATGAATAAAGCGTACCCAAGCAAAGTTTAAACGTAAGTAATCGCAGAGGGGGCTGGGCGGCAATAGTCGCTCAGTCTAATGCGGCTACGGGTTCTGCAGAGCCTGTACTGGTCCCAAGCCCAGAACGCAGCAGCGTAAACAGAAGGGCGCTCCACCGCTCTAGTGAAATTTGATTTGATTTTGATGCAAAGGCCACGCAGATAAATCAATGAGAAAAGTAAACTAGAGGGTGTTACTTAAAGTGAGCGAAACTAAATGAAAGGAGGGTTTATAGTCGAGATGAGAAACGATAATTGGTGCAGGGTCGCGTCTGTCTCCATGGAAATGCAGTTCATTGAGTGGCGATACAAAGTCTTCTAACACCCGGCTGATATACTTTTTTGAAATGAATAGATACGCTCAGCTAATGAGCAAAAATCCATGACGATTTATATATCGCCGTGGTGTACGTACATAGAAGATTAGCTATCTTCTGGATTTACCGTGAATGTCGGGCGACTGGTGGTACCGAGGCAGACGTAACCACATCCAATGCAATAACATAATAAAATGTGCAAAAACGCGTGCCAATTCAATTATAGACTGCACGAAAAATTGCACAAACAGGAAAGGAGAACGCGGTCATGGATATCTATATTGTCATGCAGAACGTCAAAGTCAATGATTCTGAATTTAATAGATGGCGCGACAATGGTACTCGTCCACTATCTGCTCATCGTACTTTTGATGCAGCATTTGATACTATTTTTGAAAAATATTGCTTTGTCAGAAAGCATGAAAACGTATCAGATGTGGATTATAAAGACGGCGACGAATGTGGCCTTGAGTATATTGTTACAGATCCTAAGTACGGTGTTCAATACAAATTCGAACAGTGGGTTAGTTGTGTTGAGTTAAAAGACGAGGAGGCATCGCAGAATGGGTGATTACGCCGCAGCTGGCTATCAGCTCCAGCATTACAAGATCACATTCTACGCCGACAACAATGGTAAAATCCCACTCAAGGTGGTCCACCGTGCATTCGCCAGCTATGATTGTGCCAAGATGTGGGAAGCTAATGTGATGTATCGAACACCTGAATATAACAGTGTCACAATCGAGATGGAATGAAAGGAGGCGGCGCAGTATGTTCGTTTGGGGAATTTTTATGTCCCATGAAGATCGTGACGAAACTATTCACGACGACAAGTTTCATTACGATCTTTTTGCTACTGAAGAACGAGCACTTGAGTATCTTAAAGAACAAGAAAAATGGTGGCATAACATCTACAATGATCCTTGTATCACAGATGCGGCTAAGAAGGAAATCTTTGGTGGTAAAAAGCCAGACGAATCCATTCGCTTATTCAAAGAGCCTGCCGAAATCTGCGGCGAAGAAGATGTATGGGTTCTTACTCGCGATTACATTTCCTCAACTGGAGCCGAAATGCGCGAAAGAATCATGGCAAAAGAACTATCAGTAAAAGAATAAGGGGGCAAACGTAGCAATGGTTCTCAACATGACTGAACTTTCTATCGCCCAATGGTCCAATGCCCAGCTCGATGCAGCTCGCAAGCTGTGTACAGATGGCACTCTTCATGATTGTGCGCTACCTATTATCGTGCCGACTGATTCCTCTGTCCGAGTCAGAGTTCTTGCATGGGATACGGCTGATACAGTTATGACCATGAAACCGGAAGCTGTAATTCTTCAGGGCGAACCTGTTTTTGTAAACGCATTCCTTGAGCGATACGGTACAAGAATTCAGTGTTACTCTCCTTGCTACGCTGATGGCAAGTTCGTGCAGTTCAGGAGGTTCTGATTATGGCTGACTGGAAACTCGGTAAGGACATGATTCCCAGCGATACGATTCTTGATCCTGTCACATTCGATGACTTGATCCTGGCTCTGAAATGCAACTGTGAGCGTATCACGCCGGATGCGGTCATTATTCAGGCGACAGAGATCGTCAATCAGCGTCTGGAAGATTGGAAGTATCTGCTCGAAAATAACATGGAAGAAATCATTGCGCTGGCATCGGATGAACCGCTTGAAGACGCTGGCCACGATGATATTACACTCGAAGAGTAATAAAGAGGCGGCGCATACATGAGAAACTTGTCCAAACAGAGCCGTAAGAAAATTTTTGATCTGATTAAGCGCGACTGCACATTTGTTGGCGCTTATGATTTAAAACATTCTGAAGAAACTGTTTTGACCTATCTTCCGAAGCCCGGCACACAGATTCACAAAGATGTTGAAGAAGTTCGTGTCGTAAAAAATCGTAAGACCGGAAACTGGGTCGAATCCGTTGTTGATATTCGGTGGAAGCACGGTATGACCTTGGTAGAAGCCGAAATGATCGAACGAAAATATCAGTGCAAATCTAACAAGTAAGGAGGTAACGTAGCGATGACGCTTAACGAAGCAACAGGAATCCATCAATGCAACATCGATAAGGCCACTGGCAAAACACTTAGTCATCGTGAGCGCTACACTCGCTACATCGACTATCTGGGCGGTCTGGATGCGGTTAAACCGTACATCCCGTTCGAGCTTGACTATTTGATTTCGAAGTACAGGAAAGATCGCCTGTTCAATAATACACCGATGTCAGCCTGGGATAATGCGGCGGGGTTTCACTGCTCCGGGCTCGATGCGACCCCTACATACGGCGGACTCTGGAACCTGTATCGCCGGCATGGAATCAATACAGCAAGTTGTGCAACCGGTGTCTGTATTTTGAAAGAAGCGGCCGCGATTCTGTGTGAACGAGCGGCGCAATAAGAGGAGTGTTAATTTGTATACGATCAAAGTAACATATCGTGCAGCAATCGCAACAAGCACGCGGCTCGATTATAAGAAGGCTACTTACCAGTTCGAATCTGTGCCGAATGATGTGGTCGATACGCTGTGTGCTGCCATTGATACAGAGTATAAGAAGCGATCAAAAGAGCAGCATGTTGTGATGATTCACCTTGAGGCGGCGCTTGAGACCATGGAGCGATTCAGAAAGCGCATGTACGTGCCGAACTCCATCGAGAGCGTCGAGATCGTTGACGCAGAAGAAAATGGCGACTAATCAACGCCTGTTAGTTGTTGAGCAAAACCCCAAATGGTTGTATAATAAAAAGGAGCGTAACAGTATGAAGTCAGTACAGATTACATACGATGCAAAAGTTAAGATCGGAACCAGCTATGAGCGCGGCGAAGCATGTACGCAGCTCGATTTCCTTGACGATAAGGTTGTGGAGAGCCTGATCGCTGATTTGAATGCGGCACCTGCTGAACAGAGTTCGCACTGGTTCGATCTGCTTCAGACGCTTACTTTTATGAACATGCTGCAAGGACGAATCTTCATTCCGACTTCAATCAAGATGATTCAGGTCGTTGCTGAGATTCCGAATTAAGTCACAAAAGAACGAGTGATACTACAAAATTGTTGAAAACTCACTTGTTCAAAATGTTGAAAACTTAATCGCTGGTTCATTCTTTCGCTTGCAACAATAATTCATTCCTATTTCGAACTCAAACTCAATTACGCAATCGCCAATGAACAAATCGATTCGAAGCCGAGACGAGCGATAAGCGAGATGCGGCGAGAAGAAAGTTTGGAAAGAGAATAGTTTGTGTTAGTGATGAGTGAAAGAAGAGGATTATAGGAGATAATAGATAGAGAGTGTGAGAGAAAGGAAGAAGAGGGAAAAAGGAGAAGAAAGCGAGAAGAGGAAGAGAAAGGAAGGAGGAAACCTTTATGCGATTCCGAAGACTTATCGCGGCAGCTGTACTGGCTGCTGCACTGATGCTGACTGGGTGCGGTGGAAAATCTGAGCCGGACGAAAATCTTCACCGGGTCGAGTATGCCAAGATCTACAACCCTGATGGCACGCTGTTGACTGAAGGAGAGTATGAATCCTGCTACTACGGCAACCAGGTCGTTACGATTGAAATCAACGGTGTCAAGTATCAAACCGCTTATGTCAATGTCGTCACGATGTGGTGGTATGAATGAACCCAGCAGAAAAAGGAGCGATAAATCGTGGAAGAAATCATAATGAAAGCCATTCCTGAGCATGGCGGCGTTTCGATGTCCCGGGCTGAGCAGGAGACCATTATCACCATTGGCGCTCTGGATAAGACGGCCGATGTGTGCACCAACGATCCTGTTTACTGGCGCAAGCTTGATGCCATGTGTGAGAAACATCCTGACGAGTACAAGCTCACCAAGATCCACCGCACGAAAGACGGGTTGATCCTGTGTAAGTGGTATTCGGTGCCGCGTAAGCTGGTTCGATTCGGAACGCCGACAGCGCCTCGCGAACTGACCGATGAACAGCGTGCAGAACTTCGTGAGCGAATGAAAAAGGTACAAGCGGCTCGACAGAATAAGGTCAGCATCAATTCTCAGCCGAATTCATAAAGAGTTTGACTGTGTTCTAAACATACATCATGGTTCGGTAATGAAATTACTCTACTGAGATGTGTTAGGTGTTTTTGCCTTGTAATTCTATTAGAGAAAACAGCAAGGTTTGAATCAGGAGGTGAATGAGATGAACGCAATGCCCTTCGACGATTCCGCATAGTACAGCAGAGTCGCCGCAAAAACAGATTGAGATGAATAGCAAGTCGAAAGGTTTGCACGTTTAGGCCAAGCCGAACGGAACGAATTGTTAAGGCGAGATACCCCACCCGTGGCTGCCACTGGAGGACCGAGGAGCTCATCAGGTAACTCTACCGGGAGGAACTCACGGCGGTGCCCAAATAGAATACAGCGATAATGCGCCACTCCGAAATCCCGAACCGCGCTCGCAGCTCATCCGCAGCTCATCTACTTGCTGCCGGCTGCAGGTACGATCGCCGAGGCACAGGACTCCACAGATATTTAGATCTCAATTTGAAACAAAAGTACATAATCGAATAAGAAAGTGAGTTGAAAACTATGTTGAAAACCGGTCCTCCCATGTGAGGAGTCCCGTATTTTACGAGCAGATTTGTGATGAATTGTTATCTGGTTTTACCACGATAGCACGTTTAGGCCAAGCCGAACGGAACAAATTGTTAGACTGAGGGGACACCACCGAGGAAGGCGGAAGACGCGTCGACTGCAGGCACCAGACATCGCTGGCCACACCAAACGGTGTCATCAGGGGGTTGAAAGAGCCTTATAACACCTCAACCGACGCATCCAACAACCACATTTGGGCCACAACCCCTGGTTCATGAAAGATCACCATCTCCAGCTAGTAGCTTCAGACAGATTTAGATCACAAATCGCCTATATTATAATAATGAAGGTTGTGATAAGAGCAACAAATAAAAACAAAATGTAACGCTGTCATTTGTGAATATTTTCCAATTGACAACGATACGTTTTTGTGTAATACTTGTTTCAAGCGAAACACACTTTACAATACCAAACGAAAAGGATGAGGTAAAAAATGAATGCGAATGTAGTAATGCAAGTAGCCACCACCAAGCAGTTCGGCGACATGGAGATTCAGGTCTATGAGAATCCGGCGGTCGATCACACCAGAGCTCAGGATGATTTCTATATGACCCGTGAGCAGATTGGCACGGCGTTGGGATATAAGAATCCTTCAATTTCGATTGGAACGATTCACAAGCGCAATGCGGCTCGTCTTGACCCGCTTTCAGGGTTAATCAATTTGATTACCCCTGGTGGAAAACAGCAGACCTACGTATATAATATGCGTGGTGTCATGGAGATCTGCCGTTACAGCACTCAACCCAAAGCGAATGCTTTCATTGATTTCTGCTGGGATGTGATCGCCGCTCTGATGCGGGGTGAAACCGTATCGCTGAATGCCAATCAGACTGAGCTCAAGCGGCAGGAGCGATTCGACAAGATGACTCAGACGCTGGCGGAGATTCATTCTAAGATGGACGCTCTCGAAGCCGCACGCCAGCAGGACCGCAACGCTCTCGACAATGTGTTGTTTGTTTGCAAGCAGCTTGAACGAAAGCTTATCTCGATGGGTCAGCCGCAGAAGCAGTCTGAGCAGACCGCCACAACTGCCACAGCCGCCGCAAAGGAAACCCACACCACTACATACAAAGGACGCAGCGAATGGCGGACTGAGATCTACAAGCTCGGCAACTCCATCGCTCGCATGACTGGTCTGACGCTGAATGCGGTTCTGAAACAGGCTTATGATTATATCGGCCGCAACTATGGCTGGTATTTCAAAGACGAACGCAAGGCGTATGTTGAGCGGGTCGGCTACATGGGTGACATCAAGAACCTCAGCGGCTTGGACATTATCGAGGAAAGCGAAACGTGGAAGTCGATCTTTATGTCGATCATGAAGGATCGGTATGATAACGAAAAGCACGACGCTGAGGTCAGAAAGGGGATTAAGTCGGCACTCACCAAGAAGCCGCCTATGATCCCTGCTGATATGATTCCTACTCGCCACAGGGTAGAACCCGCTCCTGAGGTCGTTGCTGAAGAACCCGCACCGGTCGTTGTGGCCGAGGCTCACGCAGTCGAGATTGAAACACCGGCGGCTGAAACACCGGCAGTCGAAACTCCTGCGGTTGAAGAGCCGAAAAAGAAATATTATTACTACAAGCCGAGTATCACGCTTCCGATCGTTGAACCCATTGCAAAAAAGCTGGGCGATAAGACGCTTGGGTATTGGGTTACCTATGCAAAGATCTATGACGCGATCGGCACTGCAAAGATGGACCGAATGCGTAAAGCGTATGTACGTTCTCACAATAAGCCGCCTAAGTCTACTCCTGATATCTTCCAGAATTCTGATAAGAACATGAAAGTGTTTAAGGAGGCTGCAAAGATCGTGGCGGCAGCTATCTAAGCTATCTACTTCCTCCATTAGCCTTTGAGGCTGGCAGCCGGGAAAGACCGGCATATAACCAGGTGTAGCTCAATTGGCAGAGCGCGTGCTTTGGGAGTATGAGGCAGCAGGATCGTAACCTGTCACTTGGACCATAGCATAGGGCTTTATCCTTTCTCCCTGTGCAAAAAAGCGAAGTTTTTCTCTTTCACTTTTCCTTTTTCTTCGCTCGTGGCTGAAATTGCCGAGCAGGTACGATAACCCTGCTTTGATATGGAGCTGATGGTCGTACAACAGTTCGATTCTGTTGGGCTCCAGCTAGGTTCGATGCAGCGGCGTAGTGTAGTACAAAGCTGCTGGGGTGGCGCAATTCCACCGTGGGTGATCATACTCCCCCTCTGACACACCCATAACGCTCTGACCGAAAATAATATCCATGATGCAACGGGAGTAGCTACCCGCCACAGTGGATGTGCATGGCTCTATTATGAGTAGGCGAATTTGGCACTGCCTGCGAAAGTGGCATAGATGCTCGGTGCCCAGAGTATCGGAGAGTGAATTTGAAAAGGGCAGCCTTTGAGGATGGACACCATAAGAGACCAATTCGCTTATGTGTTGTATCCGCTGACGCGACTGAGTATTGCGCAAACTTTGTAAGCCGCTTGCTCCTCGCCGATGCCGTTACATGGTTAAATCCTCCTCTCTTATGCCGGTATCGCTCAGCGGCTAGAGCACTGGGTTTATACCCCTTGGTCCAGATAAGACAGAGGCGCGGGTTCGAGTCCTGCTACCGGCACCATTTTTAGTAACATTTTGAAAGAAGGTATGAATCATGGCAAATCTGAATATCAAAGAAATCGTTGAATGGATGATCGAAGAAGCGAAAGATAAGGCTTCCGATAGCATCGCAGTCATTGATGAAGGAGAAATCGTTAAAGAGTTCGGAGTGAAGCCTGGATGGCTTCAGAGCCATGGTCCAGAAATTTATCACGAGTGCGATCAGCACTCAGAAGTTTTGGACTCTTTGATTTACACTGGAAACGATAGAGATTATTGGTCTATTCAGATTACTATTAACAAGGAGTAAATCAAAATGGCTGATAAATATCTCAGTATTATCACGAACTTCGGGTGCCACTACAGCTGCCCTGAGTGTATCGTCCGCAATAATAAGCTCAAGATGACACCGACAGGGGAGTATTCTTCTTACGCTCCGCTGTGGCAAGTTCTTCATAACGAATGTAAAGACTGCAACTGGGTATCTGTGTCTGGTGGCGGCGATCCGTTGTATCACTGGTGGGAGCATCAGGCATGGTGGCTTGGCTTTTTCGAGATGTGCCAACGCTCTGGACGCAGGACCGAACTGCATACCAGTTACTTTGATGCAGAAAACAATCACGAGATTATGTTATTTCCGTTTGATAAGTTTGACCGTGTTGTATATCACCTGCATACGACAGATGAGATGGACAATGTTTGTCGTCGAGGCAATGAAATCGTTCGCGTGGTCTTTGTTGTGGACGACGATATGACTGAGGACGAAATCAATGGAATCGCTGATTATGTTGAAACGTCTAACGAGATCGACGAGCTTACCTTCCGGCAGCGTGTGGACGAGCACTACAAAGAAACTTACCATCTGCACGACTTCCTACTGGCTGGTCATCAGAAACGCTGGTGGTATGTCACCCAGTGCGATTACAATACCTACTTCCATAACGGTAAGCTGTATACCAAGTATACCGATATCTTTGATAAGGAGTGATTCAGATGTACATCGTCGTAAGCGATTACACCAACGAGAAAGCTGATATCTACAAGTCGGTAAGTATCGATAAAGCATTCAAATCAAGAGACGATGCGATTGCTTTTGCCGCTGTCAGCTTTCAGTGTTTTCTTAATGGGATGCCTGAAGATGAGGCCGCTCGGTACGAAGATGCAGTGAAAGTTGACACTGAATCATACGCTGATTTTTGCGGATGCGAGTTGAACCCATATCCTGAGTATGTTATCGGAGCAGCGGTCGATAACGGTGAAGATAATCACATGTACTACATGGTGTTTGAAGTAGAGGAGTGACCTGCGCAAGCAGTGGCGGCTCGGAAAGACGAGCATATATGGCCCCATGGCGAAATTGGCATACGCGGCAAGTTCAAACCTTGCTTATTGTTCCCGGTTCAAATCCGGGTGGGGCTACCACCGGCTCGATCGAGTCGGGAGCTTATTGGGTGAAACGGTTTGGCAAATCGGAAAGACGGTTGACTGCTGGACAGACAGCTTTGATATGCTACCGTGGTGGAAAGCATACACGTTCGCCTTAAGAGCGAATGCCAGTGATGGATTGCGGGCTCACATCCCGCCGGTAGCACCACCCCGAAAGGGGTAACATAATAACTCTTGTCAATTATTCTCGGCTCGCTCGAAAGGGTGCAATTGGCCTTGTAAGCCGAGTATCTTATGTGATTGTAGCTCAGTTGGTAGAGCAGCAGGCTGAATGCGCGTCGGTGGTTCAAGTCCATCCAATCGCACCAGGGTTCCTGTCTTTTTGGTATGTTATTCAGCAGGGACCTTTTACCTCATTCTTGTTATTCCCGGCTCTTTTAATACGATGCTTCGGTCTATATCGTATCGAAAGCAACAAGGCTTTGTAAGCCGGGTTTATATGCAGCGGTCGTATAACGGTGAATATGCCAGTCTTCCAAGCTGGAGATGTGGGTTCGACTCCCATTCGCTGCTCCATGCCGCAAGGCAAGACAGCTTTGCCCATTAGGTCTCTAACAAAATGGGGAATAGGTACATGGTGGTAAAAGTACGATCAATAAAATAGCCACGACTTCCTTGTTGCGCCCTAATGTTTCGGATATTGTGGTCCGGAATGGAAGTTGTCCTGCTTGGAGAATCGGGAGTGCAGGTGTACCTAATTTATATGCGGCTATGGTGGAATAGGCAGACACGCCAGATTTAGGATCTGGTCTTCGGGTGAGGGTTCAAGTCCCTCTAGCCGCACCATGTTCGAATATCAACAATAAAAACCGAAAGGACGAAGTATTATGAAAGTGATTATTAGCACAACTCCTCTTAACGGCGTACTGACTGATATTACTCTCGACACGGGAGAAGACAAGAGCGACGTGGTGGATGTGGTTGGTAACAGCATGATTTCCACTACCATTGATTGGCTCAACAGCAAGAAGATGTCGAAAGAAGATAAGAAAGTGCACACTGATATCTTGTGCAAAGTCTTAAAGGAAAACATCTTAAAAGGGCTCAAGTAAGGAGGGTTCAGCCGTATGAATTCAATTATCAACCCTTGGGTGTTCTACTGGATCGGCATCGTAGATAGTATCAGAACACTACTAATCGCCATTCTAATTGTGCTTGTGATCGTGGTAGTGATTATGTTCATGTGCACCATGAGCGATGCAGACGATTATGGCTCTAAAAACAAAAATGTAGTCGAAGAAGCAAAACTCTGCATCAAGGTTGCAATTGCAACTTTTGTTGTCGCGGTTCTGGTTTGTGTGGTTCCTTCTGAAGATACCTGCTATAAGATGCTCGCCGCTGATATGTTTACACAGGACAACATCAACAACGCCACTGAGTATGTCACTGACGTGATTGATTATGCGGTCGACAAGGTCAAAGAAATGGATAGAAAGGACTGAGCGACATGGACGAGAGAAAATTCTGTATCGGTGATCGCGTAAGGCTTAAGTCTCCGTGGGGTCCTGATGATCCCAATGAGGGTAAAGAGGGAATCGTTGTTGGGTATACAGAAGATACCGATTGTCTTCAAGTGCAGCTCTGCGATGGGTACACATGGAGCAAGCCAGAATTTCGCCTGATCGAGCACCTGCATGATGGTTGGTGGGCACCTGTAGAGTCAACCAGTGAATGCCGCTGCGAGTCTCTGCTTTAATTTTTTTGCCATCCAAACACACTTTACACTGCCAAATGAAAGGAGAAAACGGATGCATATCAAGTATGTGGACGGCCATTATGAAATCGTGTCGGCGGATAATGGCCAGTTCATTCAGTCGGCCGACACATGGGACGAGGCTCTTGACGATATGAAAGAGCTGCTAACAACAACGGTATAACGAGCAAACCGGCTCGTTTACATAACATTTTTTTATTATAAAGGAGATCAATATTATGAAGGCAACTGTTAAGTACAACAACGTTTTCGTCACTTCCGCTTACGACATCGAGACCCTGAAGAAGGTCAAGAAGTTCCGTCCCGAGGCTCTGGTTCTGTACAAGGGCGAGGGCAAGGAGAAGGAGCCTGTTTGCGCCATTGGTGTCAGCGGTTCTGCTTCTGCCAATGAGATGGGGGTGACCTTCGCAAAGAATTCCGTCACTACTCCCAAGGTCGCTACCATGAGCATCGAGCTGCCCAACGGCAAGACCACCGTCGAGGAGATCAACGAGTTCGTTCGTGAGAAGCTGGGTCTGGCCATCGTGAACTGCACCAAGATCGAGGAGCAGATCGCCGAGGCTATGAGCTCTATCGCTGCTGATGAGGCCGCTATGAACGCTGCTATCACCATCGAGAACGACGCTGAGCCCGAGGCCGCCGCTGAGTAAGAGCGCCGCCTGGTAAGAGCGCCGCCTGGTAAGAGCGCCACCAATCAGGTTCCCGTAAGGGATGGTTCCACGCCGGATGTTCCAGCGCAATACGTCCGGCATTCGTTTTAAATGATTCGTCAATCCGACGTTTCAACAATAAATTTTTCAAATTAAAAAGGAGTACATATTATGCTGAAGATCACTGTGGGTACCAACACCAACCGTAAGACTGTCATGGCTACTGAGGACACTACCCTGCGTCAGTGCCTGGAGGAGAACGATATCAACTACTCTGCTGGTCAGACTTCTCTGGATGGCTGTGTTCTGCAGCCTGGCGACATGGACAAGACCTTTGCCGATATGCACGTTACCGAGAAGGCTTATCTGGTCTGTGTTCAGAAGATGGACAACGCCCGTTAAGGAATTAACGGAGTCTGACCCTGAATCTGTTCGAGCGAATCTCGAATAAAGTCCGAATATAAATCTGTTCTGGTTACAACAGATAAGTAGCATTGCAGCCGCTGGCAGGCCGGTTAAAGTCTGCCTTATATGTGTCCAGTATCTGGGCTTTTTAAATGCAAGATATGAATTTAAGGAGGAAGTAACTATGGCATTCACTGGTTTGCTGACGAAGCTCGGCTCGAACGAATGCAACGAATTTTTCTCTGACATCAAGAGCAGGAACAAATTCGAAACCGAAGATAACACCGTCCTGACCGTTCTCCGGGCAGTGATGAACGAGGAGCGGCTGGCGACTTTTACCGCTGATCCCGAGAATAAGGGCATCATGCAGTCTCTGGTGGTCGAGAACGAGATCCGGCTCCCGGACGATGAGAAGTTGACAGCAGCCTATTACGCTGGTGAGCGTGGTCCGTTCACAAAGATCAAGCTCGGTCTGTATTTCCATTTCATCCCCAACAAGAAAGCAGCCGATTACATCAAGCAGGTGAAAATGTTCGACGAGGACTACAAGAAGGCGGGCTGGGTTCGTCTTGAGGATGTCTCTCTGTATGTCGATCGCAGCGGTGACGCTCTGGTCTACCAGAACGAAACCAAGCAGGCGACCATGGTGTTCGCTCCTTCACCCAAGAGAATCCAGGTTATGCAGATGATGATGAGCTGTCTGCCTCGTCTGCTTCCGTGGGCATTCAAGGATCACCCGGCAACCAGGGATGAACTCGATCTGCTGAAGATGCTGGCTGAGCAGAAGTATGACAAGTTCAATGCGGCAATCGACAAGATCTGTGCAGCTTATGACTTCTACGGCAAGAAAGTCGAAAGCATGCTCAAGGGATTCTGCAGTCAGAACTTCACCCGCTCGATCCACGATCAGGAAGAACGTGTCCGCCGGGCAGAGAACAACGTCAACGATTATATGAGCAGCGCCCGCAATGCCATGAAGCAGGTGGATGAAGAGCAGATGAAGCTTCTGGTGCTCCGGAATCGTGCCTGTAACTCTGGAGACGATGAGAAGGAGCTGGTCGATTTCTTCAAGGCGAACAAATCTCTTATCGCTCTGGACAAGTCCGGCAATCAGCTGTGGGTCGGCGTGAACTGCTATCTGAATGACTACAACGAAGATATCTTTAAGCAGTATGTCGAAAAGCAGGATAAGATGTCCAGCTACATCTACGAGGAGAGCCCGTATGATATGGATCTCACCAAGAAGCTGTTCCTGGCTATCTGGAAAGAGCACCGGTTCAATCTGCGTGTCTACTGCGAGTGGATTGTCTATGATGACTGCCGCGTCGAAGCCGTCAGAAGCACTAACATGAATCACCGAGAAGACCTGATGAAGGATCGTTTTCCTCAGCCGCATATCGACCGGTTTACCTGTTACGGCGGCTATCGCGGTATGCTTCAGGATCTGGCTCTCCGCCGTGATTACATCGGCGTTTTGTCTACTCTGGTGACTTCTTCTTCCTATATCAACTGGACGGATTCTACGGTCGTCGAATGGATGATGGAAAAACTGTTCGGCGATTATAGTAATCGGAAGTGTCTGGAAGATAAGGATGGCAATCTCTACACCATCAAACAGGTGGTTGAGATTCTGGAAAACGAAAGCAGAGAAACGGCATAAGGAGGTTTGAAGTATGCAGCCGGTTAAGATGAATGACGAACTGATCCAAGGGATTTTGCAGGAGTTCTATGCACAGGCTTCTGCGTTGGGTAATCTGCAGGCGGATAAGTTCTCCTTTAACAAGAATTTTTCCAAGCCTGCCAAGGACGCAGTCGAGGTGAATTTCACTCTGGAAGCTTATCACGAGATGTGTGCCCTGATCGATCACTTCAGTACCGAGGTCGCCTGGCACGGTCTGGTGAATCGCATTGATAAGACTCACTTCCAAATCACCAAGATCCTGGTTTATCCGCAGCAGGTCACGGGCGCAACAGTGAATACAGACCAGGAAAAGTATACGACCTGGCTGTATGAGCTGGATGATGAATCCTTTAATACGCTGCGGTTCCAGGGCCACAGTCATGTGAACATGAGCACTTCTCCCAGCGGCGTGGATATGCAGAATCAGTGGGATCTCATTGATACCCTGAGCTCTGAGGATTACTACGTCTTTATGATCTGGAACAAGCGGCGGGAGTATAACGTCCGTGTTGTGGACATGGCGGACAATGTCATCTACAGCGGCGATGATGTCAAAGTGACGATTGGAGAGGCCGATACGAAAGGGTTTCTCGAACAGGCGGAAGCGCTCGTCCAAAAGCCGGTCACAACCACATACAGTGGCTACAGCGGCAACTACAATGGTGCAGCTTACTCCGGCAACTACAACGCGGGTACAGCAGCTTATCAGGGAGGCGCGTTCGTTGGTAACACAAACACCGCAGCCGCGTCCACGAAAACAAAAGCAGAAACGAAGCCGGCAGCCACGACGAACCCGGCGCTGAAAACTGTCACGGGTGGAGCCGCCCCTAAGATCGATTCAGCCAAGAGCAAGGGAAGCGAATCCAATCTGATGAAGTATTATCAGGAGAATCCGAATGACCTGATGAACAATTGGAATTCGAGCTGCTATCCCTACGCTGAAGCATTTCAGGACTAAGAAAGGAAACAACAATGGATCTGAGCAAAATCGAAATGGTGTTTGACCCTGCGTCTGTTAAGGGTCGCATTCATATCATCGGCTGTGGTTCAGTCGGCTCTACTGTGGCTGAACTGCTGGCACGATACGGTCTGACCAAGTTCACTCTGTGGGATATGGACTTTGTCGAACCCAAGAATATCGTCAACCAGATGTTCTTCCAGCAGGATATCGCTCATCCCAAGGTGGAAGCTGTGGGGAACATTCTGTGCAATGTAAATCCTGATATCAAAGAGGATCTGGTTCTGATGCCCAATGGCTGGCAGGGCGAAACCGTCAAGGGTTATGTGTTCCTGGCCGTGGACAGCATCGAGATCCGCAAGCAGTTCCTGGAGAAGAATAAGTACAATCCTGAGCTGCTCGGTGTGTTCGATATCCGCACTGGTCTGTATGATGCACAGTGCTGGTCGGCCGATTGGAAGGATCGTAAGCAGATCGACAATCTGAAGAACTCCATGAACTTCACTCACGAGGAAGCAAAGGTAAGTACGCCGGTGTCTGCATGTGGCATTGTTCAGGGTGTTGCACCGACCGTTCGTTTCATCTGCTGTCTGGCGGTTACGAACTTTATCAATTTCGTGGGAGGCAACCAGCTGAAGAAGCAGATCGTTGCAACCCCGTTCATCCTGGGTGAAGAGAGCGTCATGGCGTTCTGATAAAATCGTAAATAAAAAAATCGTGATGAATAGTTGTTTTTTTATAAACAGCGCACTTAGGCCAAGCCAAGTGTATCGCATTGTTAAGAAGAGGGGGTCCTCCCCCTGAGGCATCAACATTGCAAAACTAAACAAGTGCCACCGGCCGACGGTGCTCCCGCAGAGTTCAAATCGACCATTCTGGGTCGCCTGAAGGCGGTCACATAGCCAATCTCAGCATCCAATCATGATCGGGACCTCCTGCTGCACGCGTTTTAGCCTCAAGAAACCCATTTAGATCACGATGAAATCATAAAGGAGAAACAATGTACATTACATATCTGAATCCTCCTAAGACCCGGCAGATCACTTTTGATGAGATCCTCGCCGGTGTCCAGAATGTAGAAGCACTGCACTATGGCGGCAGCAACACATCTACAATGACCGTGTGTCGCAACGATTTAACCGCCAAACTTCGCGCTATCACCAATGTTCCTGAGATGATCGAGAAGCTGGCGGCCTACAACGTGAAGTATGCGGCGCTTGAATCCAGCGATATCCCGAGTCACTATTCTCACTTTGAGATTCCAAAGAAATCTGGCGGCTGGCGACCCATTGATGCGCCTGACGAAACTCTTTCTGATGCACTGATTGAGCTGCGGGAGCTACTGAAGAGTTTTATGATCGCAGATTATCACACGAATGCTTTCGCATATATTCCCAATCGCAGCTTTATCGATGCGGTCCGCAAGCATCAGGCAGGTCACAATAAAACCGTCGTTGATGAGGCGACCGGCATGAAAAATGTCGTCAACTATCAGAATCATTGGGCGGTCAAGTTCGACTTTCATGGTTTCTTCCCCAGTACGACACCAGATTTTCTGCTCGGCATGATGAGTGTGATCTATCCATTCGCTCTGATCATGCAGGATGCACGTGGCCGAGATGAACTGGCAAAGGCGGTCAACCTGTGCTTCCTTCGCAACAGTCTGCCGCAGGGAACTCCCATCAGTCCGTGGCTTACTAATGTGATGATGATTCCGTTTGATCACTGTATCACTCGCAAGCTGTGTTATGGCTACAAAGCAAAGGACGGCATCGATCGCGAGTTTACTTTCACCCGGTATGCAGATGATATCCTCATCAGCTGTTATCACCACTTTGATCCGATGGAAATTCAGCAGATCATCATTGATGCGTTGAACTTCTTCCATGCGCCGTTTACTCTGAACGAAACAAAAACGCATTACGGCAACCGGCACTCCAGCAAGAACTGGTGCCTCGGCCTGATGTGGAATAAGGATAATCAGATCACGGTTGGCTGGCGCAATCTTAAGATGTTCCGTTCGGCGATGACGAATTATATCAATGCAAAGCAACACGGCAGAACCTGGGAGCTGGAAGATCTGCAAAAGTTCAATGGCAAGCTCAACTATTATCACATGGTCGAGCCTGAGGTGATTGACGAATTGATCCGTCGCTACAATGCGAAGTTCGGCACCGATATCATTGCGATGCTCAAAGAGGATCTTCGTCCCAAAGAGGGCGTTGTTGCATAAAAAATGGAGACATACACAAGGAGTGATGATCTATGATTGAAATTATGTGTCGGGATGGAAAGATTTCGTCAAAAGAACTCGAAAAGGTCGCGGATATGATCTACTATTCCACGGGCATCGAAACAGAGGTGGTCTACGAAGAGGATCGGCGAGCCCTGGTGTTCTGGGGTCCTGAGGATGTCAAAGAGATCGTGGAAAGTTTGAATCTGAAATCGATCAACACAGACGATACCAATTTCTGCGATACCATTGTGGCCGCCGCAGAGCCGCGCATTCACCAGGCAATGTTGGAAGCCGGCAGAGATGTTCTGTTTGATGAAGTCTGTGAAACGGCTGCATCCATGGGCGAACAAATCGAATTCGATGAGCCCAATCAGTAATCAGTAAACAAAAAATCACTTTGCATATCGTTCCAAAAGAGCGAGCATCACGCCCAAGGCGGATGTTAAGAAGAATACCCCAGCAATAGGCCGCTGCACTCCGCCAATGTCCTGATCGTGCAGCTGGCCTCAGCCAATCCTTGTCAAGAAACACTCGTCCTTCGATCCGGGACGAAAGTCACGCGCCAGGTCGCGTGACAGAAGTCCCTGATCGTGCGTCCTCCCGTTTCCAGAGCATCGGATTTAGAAAGTGATTTTGATAAAAAAGAAAATGAGGTAGAAATATGGAATTGATGTATAAGCCAGGCGATAAAGTAATGATTCGCCCGGATCTGAATTGCCGTGAAATTTATTGTATGAGGTCAGGCCGCCACAATGGAGAGTATACCTACAATGTGATTGATCTAATGGCGGATCAGGCTGGAAAGATTTTTACGATTCAAGGCCCTCGTGAAGGGGGACGGGGGTACACTCTGAACGAGATCGGTTTTGGCTGGACCGACGAGATGTTTATTTCCATCAATGAGTGCTGCTGTGAATCTCTTCTGTGAGGTGGACTATGAAATACAGATACGATGTTGGTGATGCAGTTGTCGTGAGGCAAGATCTCAAAATGGGGTGTAACTACTTTATGGAGTCTGGACCTAGTAGGTGCACATACAACATTGTTGTCGACGAAATGAAAGAGTTCGAAGGCAAGACCGTTCACATCTCAGGACATATTGATGGTCAATACTTCATTGAAGAAGACAATAAATCATATGCCTGGACGGATCAGATGTTCCTGACGCAGGACAAATACAGCGCTGCTTGTGTTTGCGAAAGTTTACTATGATTGGAATGATTTGAAAATGCAGAATCCCTGCCATTATTGTGTGGCTCCCAAGCGTTATCCCGGGTGTCACGATCACTGTCAGGAGCGCCAGCAGTACGTCGAAATCGAGCTGACACAGCAGCACCAGTACAAAGAGAAGTGCCGCATGATCAACGATTTTAATAATGAGCTATACACTCATAACCTGCGTTATAGAGAAAAACATCAACATAGATATTGATTTACATAGAAAGGATGAAGATCAATGGCAGAACTGGCACGTAAGCGCAAGGATCGCGTAGTTCAGTTCCCGCAACAGCCTGGTTCCGAAGCTCACATCACCATGAGCGAAGCCGAGCTGAAGGAAATGATTTGGGACATCGTGGCTGCCGCTCGCAAGAAAAAGCACAAGACAAAGCCAACAAACAGCCTTTATACAAAGGATGGCCGCATCAAACCTTCGCCTGCTGATCCGATTCGTTCCAAAGAGGATTTCCAGAAACTGGCAAATTATCTTGCCTCCAACGGCGACCCTAAGTTTCGTCTGCGCAACAAGGCGATTTTCGTGTTCGGGTGCAGTCTGGGTATTCGTTGTGGCGATCTTCTCAGTCTAAAAACGGCCGATGTTTACGAACAGGATGGCAGTGTGAAAGAGCATGTCGAACTGATCGAAGAAAAGACTCGTAAGCGCAATGTGTGCAAGATCCCCAAGATGGCAGCCGACATTTTGGAAGATTATTTCGATGAACAGAATTTTGAGATCAGTCAATCTGATTATCTGTTTCGCAGTCGCAAGGGTGGCCCTCTGACAGTGCGCGGATTCTATCGGATCTTGAAAGAAGCAGGGAAGGCGTGTGAGCTGGATATCGATCTGTCCACTCATACCATGCGCAAAACTTATGCAATGGCTGCACTTCAGACAGCGAAAAAGGCTGGTACATCTGGGCAAACGATCGAGATGCTTCAAGAAAAGTTTAAGCATAGCAGCCAGCGTGTCACGATGCATTATGTCAAGGCAGACCAGGATAAGATGGACGAAATGTCTGATCGTGTGTCGGACTGGTTTGATGATGGAGGAACAGAATGACTGATTACATGTATCACCCTGGCGACAGAGTCCGCGTTCGGCTTGATCTCTCGGAAGATGAAGATTATAAAATGCTGTCTGGCGAAAACAAAGGCCAACGTTGGATGATTTTTGACTGGATGAAAAAATACGCAGGACAAGAGATCGTCATTGAAAAGATCAGATCAGATTCTGGTGTTTACAAAGCACAAGGAATCGATGGCTGCATCTGGTCTGATGAAATGTTCGAGCCGCTTGTCGTGGACGAGTGCGTTTGCGATTCACTGCTGTAATGGAATGGAGGAAGTAGAGCGATGTCAAGATATTATCAGTACAAAAACGGGGAGGAAGTGTTTGTTCGGCCTGATTTGGAGCGCGGTGTTCAGTATTATATGCGTTCCGGTTACCGAGCAAATGATGTCAGTGCCACCCTTACTTATTCTCAGGCGCAGCGTCTTGGCACTGTGGTTCATATTGCCGGCAAGCGCAATGGCCGCTATTACATCGACGAAGATTATGGGTGCGATCGGTGGACGGACGAGATGTTTGCAGCGCCCAACGAATGTATCTGCACGCCGCTGCTGTGAGGTGAATCATGAAAAGGAAATACCTGTATGAAATTGGCGACCTCGTAAAAGTTCGCGACGATATTGATCGAAACATGCAGTATCGTATGCGTTCCGGTCCCAAAGCTAGATGCGAACCCGGGACTGTATATCATATCGGAAAATATAGAGGGTCGGTTCATAAAATCATCGCTTATGATGAGGGTTATTACAAAATCGACAATGACCCTGATTGTCTGTTCTGGTCTGATGAAATGTTTGAGCCGATGTCGGTAAACGAATGCATTTGTGACTCTTTGTTGTGAGGTGAATGTGATGGTGATGGATAGTTTATTGTATCGGCCGGGTGATCTTGTAACGATCCGTTCGGATTTGGTTGGCGACCGCGATTATCCTGTCTGGTATGGGCCTTCAGCAGGCAAGCGCGATCTTTTCTGTAACGACGATATGGTCAACTATAGCGGCAAAACCTATGAGGTCGAGAATTACTCCGATGATGATGATTTTTATAGACTACAGGGAATCCCTTATTGGTGGACTGAGTCTATGTTTGAAGGCCCGACCGAATGTATTTGTGACAGTTTACTATGAGGTGTCGATATGAAAGAGTTGTGGTGTGTTATTGAATCCAGCTCTGAAGGTGAGATTTTTAAACCGGATTTTTTTAATTCGCGTAAAGAAGCAGCTACCTTTATTGCAAAAGACGCGAGTGAGTGTTTCGCCAATATAAACGACTTGCCAGAAGCTAATATGAAGGTTGACTTTGACAACGATGAACCTTTGGGTCAAGTTTGGACTGATGAATATAGTTGGATCTGGCATGGTTTTGAAGTTACTAAAGAAATTAAAAATATTTTAAAGGAGAATAACAATGTCTGACTTTAAGGAATTTCGTGCGCTGCTGCAGAACCATTTCAATGAGATGGTGAAGGATGGCGCACCTCTGTTTATCACCAATGCAGATGAGGATAAGCTATATGACCTCTATCTGGACAGCTTCCCGGCTGGCACGAACTCCATCTTCCGTAAGCGTCGTGAGTATGATTGCTCCTGCTGCCGTCGTTTCGTAAAGAACATCGGTAAGCTGGTTTCCTTTATGGATGGTCAGATGGTTACCGTCTGGGATTTCGATACCAAGTCCGATGTTTATCAGCCGGTTGTAGATGCGCTGGCTGCCTATGTGAAAACCTGCGCTGTTGTGAATCCGTATTACGTCAGCCGCAATATGATCTCTGATGGCAAGTTCGGCACGGAGATGAACTATGAGTATGATGCTGATCATAAGGCGGTTCACACCTGGGATCATTTCGCTGTCGAGATTCCTCAGCGGTTCATTGTGCGTCCAGATGACGTACCTACCAAGATGGCCGAGTGGCGTGATTCTGCCAATGTGTTCAAGCGCTCTCTGGAAGAGCTGACCATGGATGCCGTGGACACCGTGCTTGAGCTGATTGCGCAGAACAGCCTGTATCGCGGTAAGGAGTTTGAATCTCTGGTTCGTGGCTTCAAAATCGATAAGCAAGTGTATGATCGTCTGCCTGATGAAAAGAAGTCCGCTTATGTCTGGATGGCTCCCGGCGGTGCATCGATGAACCGGCTTCGTATTCGCAATACGGCAATCGGTACTCTGCTGGTAAACCTGAGCGAGGGCATGGACGTGGATGCTGCTGTGACCGCTTTTGAAAAGGTGGTTGCTCCTGCAAACTATAAGCGTCCCAAGGCGATTTTTACCAAGAAAATGCTGGAAGACGCACAGAAAACCGTCACTGAGCTGGGCTATATGAACAGCCTGGGTCGTCGGTTCGCCACTCTGGATGACATCACCGCCAACAACATCCTGTTCTGTAACCGTGATGCTGCTCCTCGGGTGATGGGCGCTGCGAATCCGTTTGAGGCAATGGCGAAATCTCTGGGTACTGATCCAAAGAAGTTCGGCCGCGCAGAAGAAATCGGCATCGAAAAGTTTGTCAAAGAAGTTCTGCCTACTGCGGCAGGTCTGGAATTGTTCATGGAGAATCGCTTCTCGAAGAACATGGTATCTCTGATTGCGCCGCAGGATAAGAGTGCGCCAAGCATGTTCAAGTGGCCCAATGGTTTCAGCTGGGCGTATACCGGCAATATGGCAGACAGTGATATCCGCGAAAACGTTAAGGCTGCTGGCGGTAAGGTGGATGGTGTGCTGCGTTTCTCGATTCAGTGGAACGATGTGCCGGGTGAATGGGATGAAAACGATGAAGATGCTCATTGCATTGAACCCGATAAGAATCACATCTATTTCGGCAACAAGTGGCACCCTCGTACTGATGGCCGCCTGGATGTGGATATCACTCATCCTTCGCGGGATAAGGCTGCGGTCGAGAACATCACCTGGCCTGACATTAAGAAGATGAAGGAGGGCGAGTACAGCTTCTATGTGCATTGCTTCGCTAGTCGTGGCGGTAAAACCGGCTTCCGTGCTGAGATCGAGTTCGATGGCAACATCTACTCTTTCAACTACGATAAGCCGCTGCATGGTGGTCAGAATGTCGCCGTGGCAAAAGTCACGCTGAAGGATGGTAAGTTCTCTATCAAGGAGCAGCTGCCCAGTTCTACCAGCACCCGCGAGATCTGGGGTGTGAATTCCAATCAGTTTGTACCTGTGTCTGTGGCGATGTACTCTCCGAACTACTGGGACGAACAGACCGGCAATGGCAACCGTCACTACTTCTTCATGCTCAAGGACTGCGTCAACCCCGAAAAGCCTAATGGTTTCTACAATGAATTCCTGAAGGCAGACCTGCTGCAGCATAAGCGTGTGTTTGAGGCGCTGGGTTCTCAGATGGCAGTTCAGTCCGTGGATGACCAGCTGTCCGGCGTTGGCTTCTCTGAGACGCAGCATAACAGTTTTATCGTTAAGGTGCAGGGGGCAACCGAGCGAGTTCTGAAAGTGGTGATTTGATGGATTATCGTTATAAACCGGGCGATCGTGTCGTGGTGATCAATGGTATTCAAGAAAGCGGAGATTACTACATGCGCTCTGGGAGTCAGTTCCCGCTTGCTAATGTGATCTGCGTGAGCGAAAGTACGATTCGCGCACGAAAAGCCTTGGAGGGAACGGTTGTCACGATTCTTGAGTATTGCCGCAATCGATATATCATCAAAGAAGCGGATCGGAAAATCTTGTGGACAGACGATATGTTCGTTGGTCTGGCGAACGAAACTGAGTGCTATTGTGAATCTCTGCTATGAGGTGTCAAATGGAGTATCGATATAAAATAGGCGACGCTGTTTTAGTTCGAGATGATCTTAAGTATGGTGCCTTTTACGATATGAGGTCTGGTCCTTATCCAAAAGCCAACAGTAACATTGTGACATTGGATATGTCGGAACTTCATGGGCAATTGGTTCATATTAAAGATTATTCTTCTAACGGACACTATATCGTAGAAGAAACGCATGATTTTAGATGGACTGATGACATGTTTTCTGGTTTTGCAGACAATGAGTGCTGCTGCGAATCTCTGTTATAAGGAGGCATAAGTTGCAAGATACAAAATATCATGTAGGCGATGTCGTTATTGTCCGCCAGGATTTAGATCCTAAAAAGTATTATTGGATGCGATCAGGTGTAAAGGACGACGCTCCTTGGAGGAACGTTTCAGATGTTGTAACTGAAGACATGATAGAGCTTTGTGGACAGACTATCGAAATCGAAGAAATAATCGATACGATCGATGGTAAAAAATACAGAGCAAGAGGTCGCTACTGGACAGACGACATGTTTTCCAATCAAATCGGCAACGAATGTTACTGTGAATCACTTTTGTAAAGGAGAGAAATAAGGTGGAGCAAAATCTTCGGTTTAAGCCAGGTGACAAAGTCGTGGTTCGACCGGACTTGGATATCCGTATAAGGTATCAAGCGTTGACAGGTCAAAATGCTGGCTGGGGAATTGCACCATCTCTCGACATGACTCTTTTGGCTGGACAGGAATTTGAAGTCAGGAGCTACTCGTATTCTCAAAAGACGCTCAAACTGAAAGGTCTTCATACTCGCTGGACTGAGAGTATGCTGATCCCGGCCGATTTCTTTTACAGCGAATGTTGTTGTGAATCACTTTTGTAAATCTGAAAGGGGAAATTATTATGGAAAAAAATCTGTTTGAAATCGCAACTCGTAATCGCTATCGCTTTAACTACAAGGGCGTTATGAGCGTGGAGGACCTGTGGAGCCTGCGGGTCGAGGATCTGGATGCCATCTTCAAGATGCTGAACCGTCAGAAGAAGACCGCCGACGAGGATTCTCTGCTGGCCACTAAGAGCGCCGAGGATCAGGATCTGGCCAATAAGATCGATATCGTCAGGTATATCGTGTCTGTCAAGCTGGCTGAGGCAGCGGAGCGTGTGTCTGCCGCCGAGAAGAAGGCACAGCGCGATAAGATCATGGAGATCGTGGCAAAGAAAAAGGATAAGGCGCTGGAAGACATGGGCATCGAGGATCTGATGAAGAAGCTGGAAGAGCTGAACTGAGAAGGGAAGTATCAAACATGAAAGTTGTTGAAAGCGCAAGCAATCTGTTCCTGTATGGCGACGATATGAAGGCGTATGACAAGATCCCGGCGGGTACCTATGATATCCACTGTTCTGAGATGACCGGTTTCTATCTGTCCCGCCGCCCCGACATGGTCATCAACGAAAAGGTGTATGGTGTCCAGAGCAGCAAGGTTGCCAAAGTGCTGAATTCGTTCAAAGTGTTCAATCGCAATCTGGGTGTCATTCTCAGCGGCAACAAAGGCATTGGCAAATCTCTGACCGCTAAGATGATTGCAATCGAGGCCGTCAAGCAGGGCTATCCTGTCATTCTGGCTAACCGCTATATCGGCGGTATCGCCAATTTCATCGAATCCATCGATCAGGAAGTTATGATCCTGTTTGACGAGTTTGATAAGACATTCAAGGCCAGGGACAATGAAAGTCCGCAGGATACGATGCTGAGTCTGTTCGATGGCACCAGCGCGGGCAAAAAGCTGTTCGTTGTCACCTGTAACCAGCTCAATGGCCTGAACGATTATCTGGTCAACCGTCCAGGCCGCTTCCACTATCACTTCCGCTTCGATTACCCGGGCGCTGACGAGGTCGAAACCTATCTCAAGGATAAGCTCGAAGAGAAGTATTATGATCAGATTCCAGCTGTGGTCGATTTTTCTGGCAAGATTGATCTGAACTATGACTGCCTGCGGTCTATTGCCTTTGAACTGAATCTGGGCACTCCATTCGCAGAGGCCATCAAGGATCTGAATATCATCAATATGAACGAGACCAGCTACAAGCTCACTGTTATCTTCAAGGATGGTTACCGTGCGTCCTGCACCAAGCGTTTTGATATGTTCAATGGCGCACAGCGTATCTGTTTTGATGTCAAGCTGAAGGATGGCTTCTGGCCTGATTGCTACATCAATACCGAGGATATCCAGTATAATCCTGCCAACGGCGAGCAGTTCATTGATGGCAAGAAGGTTGATGTGGTCAATCCGTATTCCAAGAGTGACGACGATGAAAAGGATCGCTATGAAGCCTTCGAAAAGGATAATGGCGTGGTCAAAGTCATCATCTCTCGTGCTCGTGAAAGAGACATTCACTACATGGTTTAAGGAGGCTTATTTGATGCGCACCTATGAAAAGATTGAGACGGTTTTCAATCGAGACACTGTTGGCACAAAGAAACTGATTCTTGGAGATTTTCGCAATGAGACCATCGAGTTCCTACAAAATAACGAGTGGGAGTTCACTGAGAAAGTGGATGGAACGAACGTGCGTGTTTGCTGGGACGGTCATAGGGTGAGTTTTGCAGGACGAACTGAACGCGCCGAACTTCCTAAGAATCTGACAGCCGCACTGAATGAAATCTTTGGTACCCCTGAAGCAGAAGAGTTATTTGAACAAACTTACGGTGACAAAGAAGTAGTCCTCTTTGGCGAGGGTTACGGTGGCAAGATTCAGGGATGCGGTCATGGATACCGACCTGACGAGTGGTTTATCTTATTCGATGTCCTGATCGGTGATAACTACCAGAGTAGGGAATGGGTTGAGAAGACTGCTCAGATGTTTGACATCCAAGCGGTTCCTGTTTTATTCACGGGAACGATTCGAGACGGTATTAAGTTTGTATGTCAGCATCCGAAGTCTACAATTTCGATTGATAGCATTTATATGGAAGGTCTGGTTGGTCGTCCAAAAGTTGAACTAAAAGATCGACGTGGCAATCGGGTAATCGTTAAAATCAAGTGGAACGATTTTAAGGACTTCGCAAAGGAGAAATAATATGATCAAAGCAAATCATTATAAGATCGATTCTTTCCCTGACGGCACTCCGCTGATCAAGAAGGATCTGGACATCAATTATCTTAACGTAATTAGCATCGTCTGGACATTTGAATCCATGGCCGAGCTTCCCACAGTCGTTATGATCGCAAAGGACGCAAAGGATAACGGGGCAGAAGTTGAGCTGTTTATGCCGTATATCCCGAACGCTCGTATGGACCGTGCCTATCACGACGAAGATGTGTTCACCCTCAAGTGGTTCGCTGACGAGATCAATCGATGCGGATTCAGCTGCGTTACCGTGTTTGACCCTCATAGCGACGTGGCCCCGGCGCTGATCAATCGGTGCGAAGTACATACTCCGATTCGTGAAATCTGTCAGGTAATCGAGGAGAGCAAGCCGGATGTGATCTATTTCCCGGATGCCGGCGCAATGAAACGATACGAAGGGACTGTTCACTGGGCATTGGAGCGAGTCAAGTGCAACGCCTATATCATCCATGGTGATAAAAAGCGGGACTGGGCAACGGGCAAAATTCTCGGTCTGGATGTTGTTGGTGAAGTGAAACCTGATGAAAAGGTTCTGATGATCGATGATATCTGTTCTTACGGTGGCACCATGTTCTATTCGGCCAAGAAGCTGAAGGAACTGGGTGCTGGTGATATCGATATGTATGTCAGCCACTGCGAGAACAGTATCCTGGACTCTGAGCGTGGCCATCTGTTTGATGATCCGGAACTGATTCATATGGTCTATACCACAGACAGTATCTTCACCGGCAAGCACGACAAGATCACTGTTTTAGAGCGTCATTGGGATGAGGACTGATATGAAATTTAACAAAGAAGAAGTCTATAACGCTCTTGATATTCTGGCTTGTCAAGTCCAAGAGTCTGACGAGCTCGGATGGTGTTGTAAGCAGGAACTAAAAAATGTCCTTGACGACTACTTCCGACTAATTGAAAAGGAGAATATGAAATGATCAATATCAACCCGATGCTGCTGTGCGATTTCTACAAGACGACTCACAGTAAGCAGTTTCCGGCCGGTACTACTAAGCTGGTCAGTTATTTTACTCCACGCATGAGCCGATTGGATGGCGTAGATGAAGTTGTTGTGTTCGGTATTCAGGCATTCTGCAAGGATTATCTGGTGCAGTATTTCAATGATAACTTCTTCGACGAACCAAAAGAAGTGGTCGTTCCCCAGTATAAACGATATCTGGATGCAACCATTGGTAAGGATGCTTACGATCTGAGCAAGATTGCAGCGCTACATGATCTTGGATATCTGCCGGTTGAGATCAAGGCGTTACCAGAGGGTACTCGCTGCCCGATTCATGTGCCGTTCCTTGAGATGAGCAATACGCATCCTGATTTTGCATGGGTTCCGCAGTTCCTCGAATCTTTTATGAGTTCTGAGCTGTGGCATCCGATGATTTCTGCAACGGTCGGTACCCTGTATCGTGATATTGTGGACAAGTATTACGATGAAACCGTGGAGGATGGCGTGCCACATGCTCGTGCTCTGGGTGATTTCAGTTTCCGTGGTCAGGAGTGTATGCAGTCGGCAGTTAAGTCAAGCGCCGGTTGGTGTCTGAGTTTTCTGAATACGGCTACTGTCCCTGCGATTCCGTATCTGGAAGAAATGTATCGCTGCAATTGCGAAGAAGAGCCCGTTGCGTTTGGCGCTGTCAGTACCGAGCATAGTGTGATGTGTTCCAACTTCGCAGTCGATGGCGATGAGATCACTTTCATCCGCCGGGCGCTGACCGAGCTGTATCCAAATATGAGTTTCAGCATGGTGTCTGATTCCTACGACTACTGGAATCTGGTCGATAATATCCTGCCGCAGCTCAAGGATGAAATCATGGCTCATAATGGTACGCTGCTGATCCGTGGCGATTCTGGTGATCCGGTCGAAATCGTTACGCAGACGGTCTATCATCTGTGGGATATCTTCGGCGGCACAGTCAACAGTAAAGGCTACAAGGTGCTCGATCCTCATGTGAAGGCTCTGTACGGTGATTCCATCACTGTGCAGCGGTGCGAAAAGATTTATGCAGAACTCAAAGCACACGGTTTCGCCTGCAACAATGTCAGCCTTGGCGTTGGATCTTTCTCTATGCAGTGCATCGAGCAGAATGGTCAGTTGAAACCGTTCACCCGCGATACGTTCGGCATGGCTGTCAAGGCAACTTATGGCGTGGTCAATGGTAAGGAGATTCAGATCTTCAAGGACCCCAAGACCGACACTGATCACTTTAAGAAGAGTCTGAAGGGTATGTGTTATGTTACCAAGGATGATTCTGGAAAATTGGTTTGCACAGATGGACTGATGGACCACGCCGCTCATTCGGATGGTAATCTACTGCAAACCGTATTCCGTAATGGCGCGATTGTAAAGGAGTACAGTTTGAAGGAAATTCGTGACCGGCTGTGGGAAGGAAAGTTCTGATGAGCGGTTCAAGAACGTGGATGGGCGAACCAGAGCTGTTATACTTCATTGTTGATGGTAAAGCAGTTGCGTGTGAGTATCGAAATGAAGCTAGAAAACTTATTCAAAATGGATTTTTCAGAAAATATGGGTATGGCAATGTTATGGTTGTGAATCCTGCTTTTGAAAAATTTAATCTAAATAGTCCGAGAGCAGCACAGTATTTTGCAATTAAAAATTTAGATAAGAGGTGAGTTCATGGCCGTAATTATCAAAAATGGCAATGTATTTGATTCCGATGCCGACATTATCTGTCATCAGGTGAATTGTCGAAGCGTTATGGGGTCAGGTGTTGCCAAAGAAGTTCGCGAGCGTTATCCAGAAGTGTATTACGCATATTTGGACAGATGCTATAACGCAATTACGAACCACAACCATACTCTCTTGGGTACGGCTCAATTCGTGAAGGTGTCTGATGATCGTTGTATCGTTAATTGTTTTGCACAAGACAATTATGGATACGATGGAAAACAATATACCGATATTGCCGCATTACAACACGCTTTATCAACCGTTGCAACAAAAGCAAGAAGAAAGGGTCTCAAAGTTGCAATGCCATATAAGATTGGCTGTTGTCGTGGTGGGGCTGATTGGGAGACAGTCAAGAAAATCATTGACACTACATTTCAGGGTGTCGATGTAGAACTGTGGAGATTGGAGGGTAAATAATATGCGTAAGTATGAATTTGACGCAGCAAAAACCAAGGATGAAATCGTCGAGTGGATTCGGAACTATTTCCGCAAGAATGGTCCTGACTGCAATGCGGTGATCGGTATCTCTGGTGGCAAGGATTCCAGCATCGTGGCTGCTCTGTGCTGTGAAGCGCTAGGCAATGGCCGTGTAATCGGTGTTTTGATGCCTCAGGGTGCTCAGAGCGATATCGATGTGGCGCGGGAACTGGTTGCCTATCTGGGAATCCAGTCTCATGAAATCAATATTGCCGAAACTGTGAACGCATTATTGGCTAATGGCCGGGCGGCTGGTTTGTGCGATTCCAAGCAGGCTCGTGTAAATCTGCCGGCACGAATCCGTATGGCGACCCTGTTCATGGTATCTCAGAGCAGGAATGGGCGAGTAAGTAATAATTCGAACTACAGTGAGCGGTACACTGGTTATGAGAGTATTTTTGGCGACACTGTTGGTCAATTTAGTCCGTTGGGCGATTTAACAGTAACCGAAGTTAAGGCAGTTGGAGCCGAGCTTGGCTTGCCTGATAAGTTCATTAACAAGATTCCGCAGGATGGATTGAGCGGCAAAACAGATGAAGACAATCTTGGATTCACATACGAATTCCTTGATAAATATATTCGCACCGGAGACTTTGGTGGAGATACTGAAACGGCAGCAAAAATCGATAGGCTTCACAATGCAAATATGTTTAAAATGCTTCCGATGCCTACCTTTATGAGAAACTGGGTCAAGTAAATTGTAAAAATTACAATAGAAAGTGAGTGATTTATGAGTAGGGAGAATTTAACGGGTCAAAAATTTGGTCGATTAACAGTTATAGGACCTGCAGAAGACAGAATAACACCGTCTGGTCAACATAAACCACATTGGATTTGTAAATGTGATTGTGGAAACGAAGTTGTCGTTGCCGGCACACATTTAAAATCTGGACATACACAATCATGTGGATGTTTTCAAAGTGAGAACACATCAAAGATTAAGTTTGTTGATGTTACTGGTCAGCGTTTTGGTAAATTAGTGGCTTTATGCCCTGTACGAAAACCGGGAAAAAGAACCATATGGACATGTGAATGTGACTGTGGGAGATACGCTTATGTATCAATATCTGCTTTAACTACAGGGCAAACAATATCATGCGGTTGTATTTCTTCAAAAGCAGAATATATTCTGCAGCAATATCTGTCTGAAAATAATATCTTATATATTCAGCAAAATAAATTTGCTGATTGTATAGATACGAGAGCTTTACCTTTTGACTTTGCGATATTTCACCATGAGAGTAAAAAGTTACTGTTTCTTGTAGAATTACAAGGCGAACAGCATTATTACCCATTTACATTCAATGGTGAAGGTAAAGAGCAAAAAGAAAAGAATCTTGAAGAACGAAAACGATTGGACAAAATAAAATTCGATTATTGTAGAGATCATCAAATTCCAATTCTTTATATTAAATATACGCATTTTAATCGTATCAAAGAGATATTTCAAAAATTCTACCAACAAATACTTGATAGGGGATGTGTTGATAAATATGAATACCATGAAAAAGAAATGCGTATTCACAAACACAAACGATATCATGCTAAAGTTTGTCAGATAAATGTGAACTCTAAAGAAATCGTTGCGCGGTATGACACGATAACAGAAGCTGCCGTAGCCGTAAATGGAAGCGACGGGGCAATTTCTGATTGCTGTAACCGGAAAGCTTATATGGCAAAAGGATACGCTTGGGCTTATGACGAGGATGGACTTGATGTTGATGACGTTGTGGCGTTTGCGAAAAGCAAAGAAGAGCATATCGGCGGAAAGCGAAAGGTACTCCAATATGATAAAGCCGGAAATTTAATTAAAGAATGGGGCAGTATGACGGATGCTGCGAACTATTACAACATCAAACACTCTAATATTTATAACTGCTGTAAAGGAAAACAAAAGTCAGCAGGTGGTTTTATTTGGAAATACAAGTAAGGGAGAGTTCTTATGGGAAAAGAAAAAGTTGATGTCTTGATTGTTGTTGATATGCAAAACGATTTTGTCACCGGTTCGCTGGGTACTCCTGAAGCGCAGGCCATTGTGCCGAAGGTTGTGGAGAAGATCAAGAACTGGAAGGGTCCGGTATTCTACACGATGGACACTCATGACGAAGACTATCTTAATACTCAGGAAGGTAAACATCTTCCAATTATTCATTGCGTTGAAGGAACAGACGGATGGAAGTTGATAAACGAAATCGGAAACGATTTTGTTACAGATTACGAGCAAATCTATCATAAGAAAACGTTTGGCAGCTATGAGTTGTTCATTGATGCAACGTTAGATGACAATCAAAGAATCTATCAGACGTTGTTTCCTGGGAATGTTAATTCCATCACTTTGATTGGACTTTGCACAGATATTTGTGTGATTACAAATGCGCTGCTTTTAAAAACGGCAAAGCCTGAAGCCCCTATCATTGTGGATGCAAGCTGCTGTGCCGGTGTTACTCCTGAATCCCACAAGAACGCACTGGCCGCCATGAAGATGTGTCAGATCGAAATTGTAAACGAGGAATAAAATGCACTACGTTAATGAAGATATTATTTTGAGTGCTGATGGAGCAAAACGACTCCGGTATCTTCTAAGCCATCCAGATGTAGAGAACACGCAAAAGAGGTTAAAGGAGTGTATGGACTCTCTCGCTGAAATGAATTATCGAGAGAACGAAGACGGGACTGCTTCTTTTGATATTGATCTTGAGGTGTAAACCATGCGCTACAGAGTAGATGTAAAAGTCGAAGGATACATTCTGGTTGAAGCAAATGATCCTTTTGAAGCTCATAAAATCGCAGACATGCATCAGGAAGATATCGTTTGGGATAACTGGATGACATATACAAGCTGTAAAAAGATTCAAGGAGCCTAATATGGAAGAAATTATTATTTTCGGTTAACGTCCGGATGCCAGGTGATTGGCGGTACTGGGGCAGACATAACCGCCGCCAGAATAATTTGCAAAGGAGAATAGATATGAACGTAGAAAATATCAAGAATGAAGCGTATCAACTGATTGATAAATATTTTATGCCAGCTAAAGCAATCATCGTGAAGGACTTTCTTAATACATATGGATTTTGGGATGCCCCTGCTTCTACAAAATATCATGGTAACTACCCTGGCGGTTTAGCTGAACACAGTCTGACAGTTGCAAAAAATCTTTTGATGTTAACAGAGAAGCTTGATTTGAAGTGGGATAATCCCGGGTCTCCATTTATTGTTGGTCTGCTACACGATGTTTGTAAGATGGATCAATACAAGCTGATTGACATAGAAAATGGTTATCAGTACGCCTATACAAATGATTCTATTTACAGTCACCATGGTGAAAAGTCCATTTGTATGTTGGCGAGTTGTATTACCTTGACTCAAGAAGAAGTCGCGTGTATCCGCTGGCACATGGGTGCATATGAAACCGACACCAATGAGTGGAAATATTATGGTAATGCTATTGCAAAGTATCCTAATGTGCTATGGACTCATACCGCTGATATGATGGCCAGCCATATTGATGGTGTATAAGGAGGAATTACAATGTCGCCCTGTTTGATGTGTGCCGAAAAGAACTGTCACAACTGTCCATGTGCGATCTGTGAGGTCGTCAATGGCAAGCTGCAGGATAATTTTGTAATGCAGACAGCAATGAAGAATAAAGCGGACTGCAAGAAATTCATGGTGCGTCTTTCAGTAGAGCTTCAACAAATCGGCCAGATGAAATCCAGGAGCTGGACGGATAAAAACAACTGGCGCGGGTTCCCGGCGGGCTGGTTCAAGCATGATGATCTGGTTTCGTGGCTGCTCTGTCATTGTTAAAAGGAGATGGCAAGATGGGATACACAGTATATATTACAGCAAATCGCTATTACGAAGTACATATCAAGGATGCAAAAGACACAGACGATGCAATGCAACAGGCTCTGGCAAAGTATGATAACGGAGAGCTCGAAAGCTATGAGGATGAGTTTGAATCGGCGTTCGCAGAATCGGAGGATGATTGATTGGCAAGCAAGTGGCAAACCTGTCGGCTATCAGAAACTCAGGATCGTCGGGTGAAGTTGACCAAGGCCAAAAAGGAAGAAATCGCCCGTAAGTTTGAAACCGGCGAATACTCACTCCGGGGTTTGGCGCGGGAGTACAATGTCTCGCACAAAACGATTTCGCTCATTGTCGATCAGCGGGCGAAACGAAAGAACGACGAATACAACAGAACACACTGGATGTATTATCGTCCGGATGCAGAAACAATGCGGGAAGCGCACCGAAGGTCAAAAGAATATAAAAAGCGACTGTACGAAAGAGGAGAGTTGAAATAATGGGACAGCGGTTGGTTATTACGGTTCATGCGTTTGATGAGGATATCGCCACGATCTATTATCACTGGTCTGCATATACAACCAGCGCACTGGACGAAGCTCAGAAGATCCTTAAAAATGTCAAATGGGAAGATACCACGTCAAAGGACGAATTGATCCTGCGTATCGTTCGCTTCATGGAGTCCAATGGAGGCTGTATCGATTTTGAGGATAAGCCGGAGTTCAATAAGCGTTTTCCGAATGTTGAGTTTAAGGACGATGGCTCCCGCAACGATGGTCTTGTTGCAATCTCTGAGCAGGTAATGGACAAGCAAAAATACTGGTCTGAGGGCGATTTGACCATTGATTTTGATAACGAAATGATTTGTAACTCGGTTTTCTGGTGGTATGATTCGGACGAATCTCTGCGGAATGAACTTGGCGAGGATTGCGATATTGATTTTGACACTATTCCGGAGCTCAAGGTCGATCCTGACGAATTCTCGTTCGATGATCTTACATATATGATCAAGACGTTTACAGATGGCTATAGTTATCATCGCTATCATGGGGAAATCTGGGAAAGTATTGATGGATGAGTGAGGTGATAAAAATGACACGAGAGGAATTGCAATCGATCATTGCAAGCGAACCGTATAATTTTCTGCGCACCAATCCGAATTTGGGCAAGCAAGTGATGTTTTTAACCATTGGCGGCAGCCACGCTTATGGAACGAATGTGGAAGGGTCAGACGTTGATATCCGGGGTGTCGCACTTAACACAGAACATGAGCTGCTTGGCATGGACACGTTCGATCACTGGGTCGATGAAACTACTGATACAACGGTATTCAGCTTCAACAAAGCAGTTAAGCTCATGTGCAGCGGCAATCCGAACATGCTGGAGCAACTTGGAAATGCTGACGATCTTGTCATCAGCTATCATCCGGCCACAAAGCTTTTGATGGATAATAAGAAGTTATTCCTGTCCAGACAGGTCGTGTATTCGTTTGGTGGCTTTGCAGATAAATTGTTCAAGAAGGCAGTCACTTTGGGCGAATGGTGTAATCAACACCCAGAAGATCAGATCACAAAGAAGCGAATGAACAAAACCATTATGAATATGATTCGTCTTTACCTTATGGTCTTTGATATTCTGGAAAAGGGTGAAATCATTACGAATCGGGCGGAAAACCACGACCTGTTGATGATGGCTCGAAACGGCGAATTCCAGGCTGCAAACGGTTATATCAAGCACGATGTAAAAGATTTCCACAAAGAATATGAAAAGCGCCTGCAGTACGATAAGGCGAACACTGCTTTGCCGGACACCATCGATAGAAACCGTGTCAACGAGTTAGTTGTGACTATCAATCGAATGGCGCTAACGGTGATGTAAAATGAAAATCGAAGACTATTCGCCAGATGAATTGGCTGAAATTTTTAAGGAAGAACTAGATCGTCTTAATATCCCATATCATTATGATCTGGACGCGGAAGTGAAATTTGCGCCATTGATGCCTGATGAACCAATTTTAGAAGTGTAATTTATTGGACTATTAGGATGATATAATTATAAGGAAGGAGTATACCCTCCACGGATGAGGGTATGAAAATTGAATATGTTAAAGCTGTCAGTGTCGAACGCAAACAGCAAGATGGGGAGTATCAAGTCGATCTCGATGCCCCGTATCAAAACCTGTGCTCCAGGCGTTCCGTGCGCAAAAATGTGCTATGTCAGTCACTTCGACTGGCGAACAACGGTACGAAACGCCTATGACAACAATTTGAATCTGTGGTTGACAGACCCTGACGGCTTTGAAGTCCAAGCGACTGCAGCTGCTTATGGGTCTTTTTATTTTCGGTGGCATGTCAGTGGAGATATCGTGGATGAACGATATTTCGATATGATGTGCCGCATCGCAACTAGACTTCCTCGCACCCAGTTTCTCGCATTCACCAAGAAATACGATCTGGTTAACACATTTGTGGAAGCGGGCGGTACAATTCCCAGCAATTTACATATTCTCTTTTCATCCTGGCCTGGCTATAATGTAAACAACCCCTACAATCTTCCAGTTGCTTATGTGGCATTTAAAGATGGATATTGTGAAGCGCCGGCCGATGCACATGAGTGCTCTGGCCATTGCGAGGATTGTGCTTACGCTGGTAAAAACTGCTGGGTTATGGGGCGAGGCCAGTCCATTGTTTTGAAAGAGCATTAAGGATTTTATAGACCCCTATTATAATAATGTAGGAAGGATGATATAAATGGCGTATGTTCTTACCAACGGACACACCTATATCACAAAAAAGCCGAATGGCAAATTCACAACAACATACGATTCAAGCCTGGCTTCGCAGTATGATGCAGAAAGCAAAGCCTGGAACGTATTAAACTGTTTGCCGCGTACATATAAAGAAGCCGGGTATCTCCCAAAGAAAATCGAAGTCAAGGAAGCATCGGCACAGTTAAAAGAGATGGTCGCTCCCGCACAGCCAGAACGAAAGCGGTTCGATCCTGTATCTTATCCCATCGAAGATTCAGAGTGGATGACTGATTTTAAAAAGAGTCTCAAAATTGTCGATAAAACTCTCAGCAGCTTAAAGCCGATGTATGCAAACCTCTATTCTGATCTGACTCGGGCAACAGATGAGATTGATGATCTGGAGCACGCTATTGAACTTGTCAAGGCAAACGCAGTCCAGCGCTGCTTTTTGGAGAACGAACTAAAGAAAGCGCGTAAGATCCGCCGCGAGTGCAAGGATGCGATGAGTCTGATCGAAATGGTGCTGAAGTTCAATCTGGATGACTGGGGAACCGGCAAGGTGCAATCTGAAATCGTTCGTCTGGAAACCCGGTGTTATACGCCGAAAGTCCGTGATGATATTTTTGTTTAAGGAGTGATTTATTATGAGTGGAGCAGTATCGTTTGTTTTAGGTCTACTGGGGCTGGGAGCGTCTGGCGCAGTAAATGCGAAAAACGGAATTGAACAGATGAAAAAGCAGGCAGAGCTGGATCAAATTTATACAGCACAAGCTACTGACCGGTCAAACTCGGAAATCCGCCAGATGCATGATCGCGTTCGCAAAGAATGGCATAACATTCCAGACTGTCATCCAAATTGTCTTGGTAAATGGCCACACGATTATTCTGACCGTATGGGTCCCTATTATCAGACTAAGTTTTGGTTCCGCGATCATCTGAACGCCAAGGGTATCCCGTATGACGATGCCATCCTGGACGAGGTCTGCGGCGTGAACTATGAGAAGCTGATGAACAAGATGCTAGACGATGCTGTTCATGGCAAAAGACGGCGCAGATTGTTCTAAACAATTAAAAGTTGTTACTTCGGGTTGAAATGCGCCATGTTTTGTGGTAAAATAACAACCGAACTGAATTTGGTTAGAAAAACAGGACATCTTTTAGTTGTTTGGAGGGCAAAATGCGGATCACATATACTGCCCAGGAAATGTACGAACATATCCGATCATATGACATCATCGAGTTCTGGGGCAGCCGGAACGAAGAAAATGTCTGCATGATCAAAGCCAAGTCATCCTGCGTTGCACTGAGAAAAGGCAAGCGATACAACTACATCAGTATCGAATGCCAGTTTGATCCCAGGTCAGACATCCTTTGTTGCTGCTGCAACATCACAGGCAACGTGTTCTCTTGTGAAGTTGAGAGGGGGAAAAAGTCGGAGCGCCTTATTATTACATCCGATTATGCAGAGGAGCCAATCACACTTTTTTTAAAAAATTTTTGAATTGGTATTGTAAAGTGTGAATGAATATGGTATAATAAGGACACAAAGTAAAACAGATGGTCAGCAAGGAGGTCATAATATGTTTAAGGCTGGCTCAAGTGTCCCCAAAATCGGTGAGATCCGTCTCGGTTATGTCGCAGATGTTAAGCAGGAAGGAAAAACTGTTCATAAATATTATGGCGTTCATCCTTATCTGATCGTCAGCAACAACATCTACAACAAAAACTCTGGTCAGTGTGAGGTGATTCCCTTTACCACAAAACGCTGGAACAGCCGCAACCCGGTCCATGTTGATTTTGGTGTAGGTGAAGTCGATGGCTTACCACATGAATCCACTCTTGTGATCGAAGGCCGCGATACGCTGTTAAATTCTCAGTTGAGCGAACCAATCGGAACATTCTCTGATAAGAACTGGCAGCGCGCAGCGAACGCCATGGTGATCCAGTGTCCGATGCTTGCGGCGGCATTCAGTACAAATCTGGTCTCTGCATCATAAAATCTACGATTCTGTTTGCAAAATCTTCTTACATAGTGTACAATGAATCTAATAGTTCATATACCGACCCACTGTGTAAGGAGATATCAAACGATGAGACAGAGTGCGGAATATTATAATGAAGAGCTCAAGACCAGATTTATTCTGGATAAAATGTGCGAAAAAGATTCCAACGGAGATCCAGCTAAGGATTCCGCTGGCGAATATATCATTCTTGCTAAGAGTAAGAACAGGTATAACAAGGTCCGCAGCATTTTCCATAAGCTTGCCGTGTTCGAACAGAAGTATGAGAAAGACTTTTATGAGATCGAGTCTGACAAAGACGAAGAATTTATAAATGATCTGTTCTCAAGGTGGATCTCCGAACTGAATGAAAACTACAGCATCTTTGTGTTGTCTATTTTCAAGCAGTATATTATGTGGTGCAGAGATGAGGGTTTGCTCTCAACGCAGCGGTACTATCAGCATCCGTTCTTTGACATGGAAATGTCCGGATGGAAAAAGAAAGACACCAGTTCCACCTTCCGCTCTGAGCGTGTAAAGAACCAGTTGGAAGCCATTGCAAACAAGAGTACAGATGAATTGGCTGAAAACTATGTGTTTCCATCAGAAGATAATTTCTTCACCTACGTCGTTTCTGTGTTCTCGGAAGAAGGGGCGATTATGACAGGCGCAATCATGTGTCTGCTGTATTATGGATTCCAGTCCGAAGAGATTCGCGTCATCAAAAGAAAAGACGTTGATGTAGACACGAGAACCGTCTGCGGGAAATATATCGATCACGATATCGCATGGTCGATCATCTGTAAAGCCAAAAACACGACCACATATCTCAAAAACCACGCAAAGGGACAACTTGGGAAGTTAGAAATGAACCTTGGCGATGGCCCATATCTTATTCGTACAAGCAGAGAGAGTTCCAATGATAACCCTGTGCCAATTGGATACTTCAAAGACCTGTATCGAAGGGAAAAGAAAATTGTTGAGGGGCTTCCGCCAACATCTAACTATAAAAACATCCTTGTTAAAACAAGCACCATCAAAAACCTGCGCGAATTCTATGAGATCATGTCGGAAGAGCACGAGTATGGTATCGAATATGTCGCTGAAAAATTCAGACAGAACCAATATGATACGCCGCTCACATTCCGAAAGTATCAAATAATGCGCGAGAAAGCAAGAAAATTATAAAAATGAAGGGGCCTGACCAGCCCCTGAATTTTTCCTTTACCATTCACACTTTACACTGTCATTATAATGAATAGGAGGTGATTGAAATGAGAAAGACGATTGCAGCCATTGTTGTAACCGGCGTTTATCTGCTGACGAATTTGCTCAGCGGGGAAGCAGCTGGTCCGGTCGAGACATATCAGAGCTGGAGCGATGAACTAAAGTCGTATACGCAGTCTGTATGTGACGAATACAATGTCGATTATTCGTTGGCGCTCGGTGTGATCTATAACGAAAGCAGGTTCCAAAGCGGCCTGACTCATGTGAATTCAAACGGCACAGTCGATTACGGTCTGATGCAGGTCAACGAGGTCAACTTCGATTATCTCAACAAGACGCTTGGCGTTCGATCTATGTCTGAACTGCTGGATGATAGAACGGGTATCAGATGTGGTGTTCAGCTGCTGGCGTATCACAAGCAGTACACCGGCAACGATTCGGCGGCGCTTCTTCGCTACCAGATCGGGGCAGGGAAGTACAAACAGTACCTGAGGAAAGGTCGGTACACCAACCAGACGCATCAACAAGTGCTTACATATCAGAGCGAACTCGCTTCTTATATGGATTCCTTACAGTAGGAAAAAGATCGGGCGACAGAGAAACGTCTGTTTGATCTGATCAATCGGTGGAGTGAATCCACCTTTATATGCTGGAGTGGCGCAATGGTAGCGCAGGAAATTTGTAATTTTCAGGTTGCAGGTTCAAGCCCTGTCTCCAGCACCATTAGAACAGCGGGCAACCGCATCAAAGATTATGTATTACAAAGGAGAATAATTATGACTACTGAAACTATGACAATTCATCGCGCACTGGCCGAGCTGAAGGTTTTGGACGATCGTATCATGAAGCTGCTGAGCGAGGCCAAGTTTTGTGGTGCCGCTAAGAATTGTATGCAGAAGCTGGGCGGTGTAACTATTGAAGAGTACAAGCAGAATGCCCAGTCTACTTATGATAAGATCACTGATTTGATGGCTCGTCAGGCAGCGATTAAGCGGGCGGTGTCCGAGTCCAATGCGGTTACTCATGCTGTTGTATGTGGACATGATTATACTGTTGCGCAGCTTATTTGGATGAACCAGCACGGCATTGATTTCAAGAGTACTTTGCTCAATGTTCTGGAGCGTCAGTATGCAAGCGCAGTTGCTGCTACTGAGGCTGCAAACTCCAAGCTGAGTGATAAGGCAGATGATTTTATCAGCCGAAACAACGCTGGCGCAGACAAGAACAGTATGGATGCGGAAGCTATTAAGGATATGCGAGAGAGCTACATTGAGCGTGAAACAATGCAGCTGGTCGACGGTATCAACATCAAGAAGATCAAGGAAGAACTGGCTGATGAGATCAATAAGTTCAAGGCTGAGGTTGACGCGGTTTTGTCTACTTCTAACGCCATGACTGAGATCACAATCGAATACTGATATTTAATCAGCGAAGCATATTCACTGTCTATCGAAAACGACAAACTGTAATCGTTCGTTCTTTGCTGATGGTAGCCTGCTTGAACGAAATCAAATAATAAAAAAGCTAATAACCATTCATATAAAAGCTGGCCTCATAAGCCGACAAGATGAAATCAAGTAAAATATTTGGTAATACTTGAATTTTTGGATTTGTCAAGAGGTTAAGACGCAAGCCTATAAGCTTGAAACGATGGTTCGAATCCATTATCCAAAAAAAAATCGAATCAAGAGAAGGAGTTGTCCCAAGGGCCAACACGTAGTTGATTCAAATGTCTTGGAAAGGTTAACGGTTATTGATTTAAAGGTTAAAGGTTGAAAGTTCAAAGCTTAAACTTCTAGCTAAAGATTAAACAGTAACGAATACAGGTCAAAGGTTTATAAAATCCATGGGCACAGGTTTGTGGATCGATTACATAAGTCCCGTTGTTTACCACATGGCTGGTAGATGGTGAGCGCCTTGGCAGGGGCGTAACAATACCTGCCGTTTATACGGTTCGGTAGCTCAGAAGGATAGAGCACTAGCCTGTCACGCTAGGGGTCGTGGGTTCAATCCCCATCCGAATCGCTTATGGTCCTATAGTTCAGTTGGTTAGAACGAGAGACTGTTAATCTCTATGTCACCTGTTCGAGTCAGGTTAGGACCTCTTTATGGTTCTGTAGCTCAGTCGGTAGAGCAGGGGACTGAAAATCCCTGTGTCGCTGGTTCGATTCCAGCCGGGACCACCAATGTGCAAGTTGATTTGATAATTGAGTTTGGTCGAAATCCTCCATAAAAAGGTTGTCCGCCAAGGTCGAAAAAATCAACATGAATTCTCACCAAGATGATGTTATCAATGAAATTTGCAACAGGATTAGCGAGGTAGTCACACTCCTGATCAGGGGCTGATGTAGTAAGCTTGGTCAAACTGCGCGCCCTGACGATGTAAGATCCGCATTCCGAGCGCAACTGTGCGTGAGTCTCACCAGCTCGAAAACAGTTTATATGCGATCGTAGCTCAATTGGTAGAGCACTTGACTTTTAATCAAGGGGTAGCGGGATCGTAACCCACCGGTCGCACCAATACCTGTCTGTGGTTGGGTAAACAGTCTTGTGGAGACGCTGACAAGATAGAAGAGCGAGCGTCATATCCGTGGGCGGGCATTCGGATTCGATGTGCGCCCATAGCTTAATTGTTAAAGCCGCAGTCTCTAAAACTGTCATTTTGCGGGTTCGAATCCTGCTGGGCGTGCCAAACAAATTACATAACAGTAATCCATATTTTTATAAAAAGGAGGGCAAATATTATGGCAATGATTGATCCGCACGATGATGACTTCGGTGCCATTTGTAATTGTGCTGTTCGATACGCAGTTGGGCGCAGAACGTATATGCCTGGTCTTGTGATCGATTTCATTACATCGCATCTGAGCGAGTTGACAGATAAAACGCTATGGTGCTTTCAGCAGGATCTATATCAACGTCTGGATGAAGGGTTTAATTTTGGAGATGAATTCGATTTTCAAAACTGGATGAGCTTTCTGGAAGATGTTGATAAAGAGATCAAGAAAAGAAAACAGCCCAGCGGCCATAACCACTGAGCTGTCAGGATTACCCGATGACGTGATTCATCTGCAGAACCATCAGTATGAGCCCGACGATACTGCAAATGTCACCAGCGACATCAAGAAAATCTTTCGCCTAACGCTTCATCTAAGCACCTCCAATTCGCTCGAGACGCGAGAACAATGTCCGTCATTGAGGAACTGGTGTGTCTAGTGAGAGTTAAGTTGGCAAAAGTGTATCACGTTGTTACGCGATTGTCAAGAATCATCCCGAGCATGATGTGAAAAGGCTTGTTATATGCGGCAATGGCTGAGTGGTTTAAAGCGGTGGACTTGAAATCCATTGATGGTAATACATCCGCGAGTTCGAATCTTGCTTGCCGCGTGTTATGGCCTGTTAGTCAAGAGGTGAAGATGCTGCCCTTTCACGGCGGAGACATCGGTTCAATTCCGGTACAGGCCATTTTTTGAAAATTAAATATTGTGAGGTATCAAAATGAAAACGACGAAGAAAGATTGGATCTATCGTGTGATTCTTCTGATTCTGTTGGCGATTATCTGGGACATTGGCGCGGCTTTGACTTCGCCAATTTTTGTTCCCCAGAAAGGCGCTGTGTTTCGGGAATTCTTCCTGTTAATCCAAAATGGAACAATGTTGAAAGCATTCCGATATTCGCTGGTTCGCATTACGGTGGCAGCCGCTTTGAGTGCCGGCATCTCCATTCCTCTTGGCTGTCTGATGAAAATCTGTCATCCGCTTCAAAAGCTGCTCTATCCAGTAATTCGAGCAATGCGGTTTTTGCCAGTCACTGCCTTCTATCCACTGTTGACTATGTGGTTTGGAATCGGAGAGAAAATGAAGATCGCTTTCTTATTTGTAGCTAGCTTTGTGTTCATGCTTCCAAGCGTTCTGATCGCCCTGGATGATGTCAGTGATGATGTGATCGAGGCAGCCAGTATTGACGGCGCAGGGAAGTTCAGTACAGTAACACGAATCATCTTTCCAATTGCAGCGCCTTCCATCTGTCAGTCATTCGCCACAATGTATGCCATCGGTTGGACCTATATCGCAGTGGCCGAGACAGTGAATGCGAAGTACGGTATTGGTTATCTGATCTATACTTCGTCCGCTCGTGGCCGTACATCTCTGGTGTTTGTTGGAATATTGGCGATTGTGATTTTCAGTATTCTGTTTGACTGGATCACAAATATCTGTATCAAGAAGATTTTCAAGTGGAAATTTTCATAAGGAGGACAACATGTCGCACGAAATTGAGATTCAAGGCTGTCTGAACGTTCCAGATGATGCGAACTTTGATGAAATCACAGACGTGTTCTTAGATTTTGTTGAGTCGCATGGTTGGTACTATGGTGGTGGGTTCTCTGAGATTCGAGACGGCTGTTATGTGAAGCCTGATGGAACTCTTGGTGATCCAATTTATAAATCAAATAAGGAGAAAGATTATGGCACATGAAATTAAAATTATGGGATGTCTGAGTATTCCAGATAATACAAGCTGGGAGGAGTCAATAAGTTTATTTGTTGAATTTATCGAGTCACATAATTGGTGCTATTATGGGGATTTTGCTGAGATTCGTGATGGAAAGCAAGTAGGTTATGGCGTAATAAAAAAAGAAAACGAGGAGAAAAATTATGGCGAAGAAAAGTCTATTTGAAAAACTCGGTCTTGTTGAGGGTGTAGCTGCTTCTGAGTATGATATGCCGGATACCACGAATGAGCTTCGCGTTTGTAGTGGCGTCGGAGATCATTACATCAATGGAGATTTCCCAGAAGACGAACCGGTTCAGGCCGAGGTTCCTGAGGGCGACACCATCGATGTTCAGGCGGTTTACGAGACTAATGGTGTGAATCCTGCCGACTCTGTGACGGTCTATAAGATCAAAGATGTGATCGATACATTCCCGTCTGAGATGCCCACAAAGACTAAGCGTGCTACGGTCAAAAACCTGATGACAACGCTTGGTTATGATGCGGCCGCGATTATCTCTGATGCGAAGCAGCGCAAGGAGCTTCTGCGGGCTGTTGGTAACGATAAGATGAATGCGTTGTTTGACGAGATGAAGAGCAACGACCAGCAGATCGAATCTATGAAGGAACAGATCGAAGCTTTGACGAATCGAAACGTTGAAGCTGGTGCGGCCATTGAAAAGATCACCAATACAGTTCAGGATGAACTCAAGATGATTTCTTCTATCGAGGAATTTATCGAAGAGGATAAGACGGAGCCCGCTGGGAAGGAGGGTGCTCAGTAATGTTTTCTTTTACCATTCCTGAGTTCGTGGTTATTTGTGTCGGTGTGGCTTTTGTGATTATTTTGATCCTGTTTCCGTCATTCCGTCAGCAGCTTAAAGCTCTGGCTGGTGGCTTCTTACAGGTTTTCGTGCAGGATACAGCCAAAACACCAGATGGTGCCCGCGCTATCTATGCTCAGAAAATCGACGAGTTGACTGAGAAGTACACGGACGCCTGCGACACGCTGCGAAATCTGACTGGTAAGCTCAAGACGATTCAGGATAACTACGCTGTCTGTCAGAAGCAGGCGAAAGGTTATGATGAACGTGCAAAAGCTGCCATGAGTCGAGGCGATGAAGAATCTGCTACCACTTATGCTCGTCTTTTACAGGAAGAGCTTGATAAAGCCGAGAACCTATCTGCTCAGTTCCAAAAAATGAAACCAGCGGCGGAAGAGGTCAAGGCAATCAAGGAAAAGCTTGAAAATCAGTTGGCTGTTCTGAAGCGCGAAAGCAAAGATGTGGTGGCTGAATTGAAGGCGAACGAACAGGTCGCAGATGTGTATTCCAATCTGGATCGTCTGCGTGCATCTACCGGCACCGATAAAATGCTCAACGCTACCCGTGATGGTCTTCAGGAAAGTCGCGAAAAAGCAGCGGGTGCAAAGGTTCTGTATCAGACTAGTCGAGAGGGAAAGCTGGATAAAGCGGACGCAAATACTGCTGATTATAAGGTGAGTTCGTATCTGGACAGTCTCAAAAAGAGCAACCCAAACGTAACAACTTACAGCATTCCTGATCTGAACACCCTCACAAAGTCTTCTGGATTGAACACTCAGTCCAAGAAATAAAATCAAAATTAAATAGGAGAGAATAACATGTCTAAGTTCAAATTGACTAAGGCTGGCCGCGCTGTTGTTGGTGTGGTCCTTGCTGTGGCTGTTGCTATTGGTGTCGTTGGTGGCATCAAGGGCGGTGTGATCAAGTTCGACAAGAAAAAGCCAACTGCGTCTGATAAGCCTGCCACGAATGTCACCACGAATGCATCAACCAGCGACGACACGATCAATCTGTCTCTGGATGAGTGGGCGGGCTGGTTGAGCTGTATCACGGCAAATGGGGGTCTCACCACTCAGCCCGGTTCTGTATTTGACCAGCTCGGCATCAAGGTGAATATCAATGTCATCAACGACGCTACTGAGTCCAGCAATGCATTGATCTCTGGTGATCTGCAGGCCGCTGGTTATACTACGAACCGTGTCGCGTTCCTGTCTCAGAAGTTTACGGATGCCGGTAAGAATATCATCATGCCGGTGTTTACTAACTACAGCTATGGCGGAGACGGTATTATCGCTTCCACTCAGTTTGCAGATGTGAATTCGTGGGTCAATGCCAAGATCGGCGTTCCTGAATTCTCTGAGGCCGAAACCTTGGTCGCTTGGTTTGTTAATAATTCCAACCTGTCCGATGCGGATAAGGCAACCATTATGAACAATCTGATCATGTTTGGTACGGCAGATGATACTGCTAAGGCATACTTTGCTGGTCAGATCGATGTGGCTGCAACATGGGAGCCGTACCTGACTCAGGCTAAGACCTATACCAACAGCACCGTCGTTTTTGATACCAAGTCTTCTTCTTCTCTAGTTATGGATGGCATTGTGTTTGATGCCGATTGGGCAGCAGCTCACGAAGATACTGTCAAGAAGTTCGTCAAGGGTATTCTGATGTCTTATAATCAGCCCATCAATTACGACGCAGCTCGTGAAGTGTTCCCGATGTACTCCACTTCCAGTGATGCCGATATCGACGCTACTTACGCCAATGCCAAGATGGCCAGCTGGAAGGACAATTACAACATTCTAAACGATACTGCTCCCATGATCTATAACCAGATGTGCGATATCTGGGAGGCTCTGGGCGAAACCGTCAATCGCGGCCTTGTGGACACGATTTTTGATACCACTTATATTGACGCTCTGAAAGGTGATTTTAAGTCTACTTCCGCCGCAAATGCCACCACAAAGGTGACTGTAAGTGACGAAACCCGTGCCAATATCACCCAGCAGGTCACTGGCAATCTGGATTATGATTCCATGCTGAGCAAGACCGCCAATGTAACATTTGTCCCGGATTCTTCTGTGTTCACCGATCAGGCCAGCGCAGCCTCTGTTCTGGATGATTTCGTAAATATCGCCAAGACTCTGGATGGCACCATGATTGTTATCAACGGTAATATCAATGCGGACACTCAGACCGATTTTGGTGTACAGCTCTCTGCAAATCGTGCTCAGACTGTTGCTAACTATCTGGCTTCTCAGGGTATTGATCAGAATCGACTGATTATTACAGGCTCTGGCAATGCAAAGTATCAGGCCGACAAGGCTGCTGGTGCTCTGAAGTCGGATGCAAGCGTATACCAGTCTACCGATATCAGCTTTATGCGAATCGAGAACTGAGGTGATTCAGATTGATCTGGATTGAAATCAGTAAAGCAATTTGGATTGTGGGCGGATTGATGCTGGCTTCTTTTGCAGCTGGTTATCTCTTCCGTGGTCCAACTTCTAAGATTTAAAACTCACGGCGGTTCTCAGGTAGCACTGGGTGCCGCCTTATATAATGTGCTATAGCCAAGTCGGTCAAGGCAAGGGACTTTGACTCCCTGATCGTGTGTTCGAGTCACACTAGCACAACCAAAAAAACAAATCGGATAGGGAGGTTCACAGATGACTACTCCAGAACAACTTGAAATTGCACTTCGGGACTTTATTTATCAATGCGGGAAAAGATACGAAAACGAATTGGGCTGCGATGATTGTATCTACTGGAATTTTTGTACCCGATTCTATACTCCGCATTGTGATTGTCCTGATGAATGGACGATTTATGACAAAGTAAGCCCACTTCCGTCTTAATTTGAAAAGGAGTTTCCAGATGGCAGTTTATATGACAGGTGATATCCATGGCAACCCAAGTCGATTTTATGATCTGAAGAGTTTCTGCAAGGTGCATTCAGACGCAGAATGGTTTATCTGCTTGGGTGATGTTGGTTTGAATTACTATGGCGAGGATCACCCGCAGGAGATGTATATCAAGAATATTGCGGATGAAATTCCTGCAAAACTGTTCTGTATTCATGGCAATCACGAGCGGCGTCCTACCGAAGCAGATGGATATAAACAGATCGATGTCACAGAGGGTGCGATTCATGGTCCGATGATGTGGCACGCAGAGCACCCTAACCAGTATTTTGCCATCGACGGTGCCGTATATACGATTTTTACATCCGACCGTGTGTTGACTGCACTTGTTTGCGGCGGTGCTTATTCGGTCGACAAGGATTATCGTCTGCGGCGCGGTTGGCATTGGTGGCCGGATGAACAGCCAAATGAACTCACGAAGGGGCTGGTACGGTTGATGGCAACGGAAAAACAAATCGATATTATGTTGACCCATACCTGTCCGCTGCGGTTCGAGCCAACTGAGCTTTTTATCTCTGGCATTGATCAGAGCACAGTAGACCAGTCAACAGAACGATTTTTTGATGAAATCTACTCCTTATTCCCGGCATACCAAGAGCCAATGTGGTACTTTGGCCACTTCCATGGAAATAAATACACGGATGAATACGTGATGCTCTTTGATGACATCATGGAACTGAAGTGAATTTATAAATAGTAAATCGAAAGGGGAGTACAGATGCTGTATGGACGTGCGTCTCCTGATTTGATTCGATAGCATTTCGTCAAATTAGATAGGAGAAAACAATATGACTTGTAATTTTTGTGGTAAGACTCTGGACACCTGCGATGAGACCAATCTTGGTAACCTGGAACTGCCTTTCTTTTACGGGAGCAAGCGTGATGGGGACAAGATGAAGTTCTCTCTCTGCTCTGGCTGTTATGACAAGCTGGCAGATGAATTCATGTCCAGATGCAAACACGAGCCCATCGTTGTTCCCTTTGCCCCCAGGGTGCCAGAGTGGGAGCATAAGACTACTGAAGAATTCGATTATTGATAACTGATTACATAGGAGGTACATATGGCAAGTAAGGAAAACAACGTTTACTCTCGCTTTAGCTTTTGCGGAAAGGTTACTGTTTCCAAAAAGGTCCCGTTCGTGAAGCGCGACACCTACGACAAGGGTGAGAAGATCAGTATTAACTTTGGTATCAAAGCCGGGAACAATCTCGGTTATGTCAAGCTGGAAGGCTTTAAGAATGACGAGATCAAGACCATGGATACTGATCGAAACAATATCGAGGTTGCGTGGAGTAATCGTCTGGACGAAGATGTGATCAAGACCGTTGCCAGCACCAAAAAGTTCACAGTGAATCTGGGCGAGCGCAAAGAGTTCATTACCGAGTGGGATATGATCGAGTATCTGGAGTCCGCTCTGGCCGGTTATGAAGACGATATTGTTGTCACCGGTAAGTTCGTTCTGCGTCCCGGCACCGGTAAATACAAGGATCAGGTTTATCGCGAGTATCAGATCCAGAACGTGTACATGCCCGGTGAGAAGGAAGTTCCTCATCTGACTATGAATCTGGACCTGTACTACGACAAGGACAGCATGGATACAACCACTCTGAAGGATGACGGCAAGATTATGATGCATTGCTACACTCCGATGTGGTCTAAGGCAGATGGCGCACAGAAGATGTTCCAGATCGACACCGTGTTCAATACTGCTGTTTTTGATATGGACAAGCCGAAGCACAAGGCAATCCACGATTACAAGATGCGCTATCTGGAAACCAAGTCTCGCAATCCTGTCCATATGAACTGGCAGATCGCAGTCGTCAATGGCGCTGAAGAGGTTCCGTTTACTATGGACAGCCTGACTGAACAGCAGCTGGAACAGGTCGAACTCGGTATCTCTAAGATGGAAGATTTCAAGCCGCGTGGGAATATCCTCGGTGATCGGGAAAAGGAGTTGCGTCTGGTAAAGCCTATCCTGACTGGTGAATTTGAGGAGTGCAAGACCGCAGCTGATTCTGGTTACACTGCTCGTGAGTTCGAGGATGAGATCTGGACCCCGGCTGCTGATGAAAGCGTGGATGATATGATGAAGGGCGGTTCCAAGGCTAAAACAAAGGCAAAGGCTACTCCTGCAGTCGAGGCCCCAGATGACAGTGAGGACGATATCGATACCATGTTTTGATCCTGTCGATTTACCATGGAATAAAAATTAAAAAGGAGAATACATAATGGGTTTCAAAATCAATCGTATTAAGGCAGACCTTGGCAGCTATCCTCATTATATGCTGCTTGGAATTCGCAAGATCGGCAAAACGACTTTTGTTCGTGACCTGATCAAAGAGAAGTATGGTGATGCAACAAAAGGACTGCTGATCTCGTGTGGTGCTGAGAATGGCTACCACGCTCTGGATGATCTGCAGGTTGAAGAAGCGAAGGTTTTTAATCAGGATTACGACGAAGAGACCGACAGCCGTGGTTTCATTCAGATCGTTGATGATATCGTCGAGAATAATAAGGACTATGGCATTAAGCTGGTCGCCATCGATACCTTGGATTGCCTGTATGATATCGCTGCACAGGAGGCCATTCGGTTGTCTCGTAAAGAGACCGGTAAGCCGTGCAAGAGTATCAACGATGCATTTGGAGGCTACGGTCGGGGACTTGACCGTGTGATTGCACTGATTCAAGAGCAGATCACTCGTCTGGAAGATGCCGGTATCGCTGTGTTTATCTTGTCTCACGTCAAAGAAAAGACTCGTACTGATATGGTCACTGGTGAAGAATATCAGGTTTGGACTAACAACCTGATGGATAAGGTGTATGGTGCTATTGCTGACACCGCCCAGATGGTTATGATGGCGGTCTTTGATCGTGAAATCAAGGATAAGAAGGTCACTGGAGAAAATCGTGTCCTGTATCTGCGTGCTACTGCAAGTCTGGATGCTGGTTCCCGTTTCCATGGTCTGCCTGATAACTGTCCTTTCACCCCAAAGGCTTTCATTGAAGCGTTTGAATAGGGCGTTAAGAACTCTGCCACTATGAAGCCGATGACTGATGCTGATATGGCTGCCCGTCAGAAGGAAGAAGCCGCACAGCAGGAAAAGACGGCAGAAATCGCTCGTCGTAAGGATGCAGAAAATCGTGCCGCAGCTCAGGCTGAAGAGGACGAGCCTTACCGTGCCGAGTGGATCAGCGCAATTCAGGATCGTTTCGGCAACGCATCTGCTGATGTTAAGGCCCAGATCAAGGCAATCCGCGATGAGGTTGGTCTTAAGTTCTCTGATCCAGAATTTCCTATTGACGCATTGAAACGCGTTTATTCTTTGGTCTAATCATTCACACTTTATATGGTCATTCCGAAGTAAATACGCAGGGTGGGATGGTGGGTATGTTGAGGTAGGAAATATGGCAAAGGAACCTACAGTTAAATGTATGGCTACCGGGGTGCAAGGTCCCAGGAGTCAATTTTATAAAGCGCCAAACAATCGCTACTTTCAATCGGAAGCGGTTTATCAGGCGTGGTTGGCCGGGCGGCGCAGAGAAAAGGCGAAAAAGAATAAGCCCGCTCCCCAAAAGAAGCCAGGCCGCACGATGGAATCTTATAAGAAGCTGTGTAGTACGATCGCAGATTTTATTGGATATGACCCGGAAAATGGTCAGCCAATGCCAACGATCGTATTTCGCCGGCTGAAGGAACTGGATTTCTACTCGGATGAAATCATTCAGCAAACCATGGATGAAAACGAAAAGTCGATTCGGTGGGCAATGCAGAATAAGAACTTCGAGGATGACGCAGGGAAGTGCAGCTATCTGATGGCGATTATTCGCAACAATATCGGCGCTGTCTACCGGCGTGAAAAAGATAAGGCAGAAAAGACTGTCAAAAATAATGCAGAACCAAATCTTGACACAATGATCGACCTGTCAATGATCGGTACTGCACACAAAGGAAAAGATGTTAGCAGCTTGCTAGGAGGTGACGATTTATGGATTTAACCAAGGCGATTGAAAAGATCGAAGCAAATCGTGTACAGGCCGAAGCAAGCTTTGTTTTTTGTCTATGGAAAGATCCCCAGCGATACGACGATTACAAAAACATCAACGAAGGAACAGATAAAACCCTGATCTGTGAAGAACAGGTTTTCTATTTCATGGTCGGTCGCGGCATTCGTCGGCAGGGCTTTTCTAATATCGACAACATCACTCTTGATACATATCTGGCGGACAAACCCACACTCCGTCGGCACTACGAAGAACTGAACGGCTGGCGTGCTTGTAAGGCGATGATGGATCTGGTCGATCCGGAAAATACGGATAGCTATTACAACCAAATCGCCAAAATGAATACGCTCAAAATCTTGGCCACCAAGTATGATGATCTGCTCAGTCACCCGGAGCGCTTTGATGATGCCACGAATGAAGATGTGTATAACACTTTCGAGCTGCTCAATAACAGTGTGGCGCTGACAACCGGCAACGATTCAAAGATCGAAAATCTTGTTGTTGATGAAAAATACATCCAGCAGTGCAATGCCGGCATGGATCAGGGAATCAGTTATGCAGCCGGAGCACCTCTATTGAATTATCTGACACTTGGTGCTCCTGTTGGTGATATGTATTTGTTTGCTGGCCACAGTGGCACAGGAAAATCAAGTTTTATCTTTGAAAATATGGTTCTCCCATTTGCAGAAGGCGGCACAGGCGTTGCGATTATTTCAAACGAGATGCAGAGCAAGGCATATAAAAATATGTTACTGGTTCACATACTCACAAAAGAATTGGACTACTGGAAAATCACTCGTAAAAAGCTCAGTCTTGGTCATTTTAACGAGGAAGAGTTGGAGATGCTTCGTAAGGCAGCAGCCATTACAAAAGAAAAGTATTCCAATATTCGCTTTGTAAAAATGTTCGAAAACGATACTTCTAAGGTGCTTCAGTACATCAAGCGTCTTGCAAGATCCGGCACAAAGGCAATCATCTACGACACCATGAAATCGGATGACGGTGTCGATGATAAGATGTGGCAGGCCTTGTTGATGAACAGTCGCCGCATTTTTAATACCGTTTCAAAAGAACAGGTCGCTATGATCTGTACTTTCCAGTTGGCTTTACATACTACGAATCAGCGCTGGCTTGATGCTACTTGTCTGTCAAACTCAAAACAGATAAAAGAGGTGGTGGCTCAAGCTGTGTTTGCAAGACCAGCCTGGCAGGATGAGTACACCGGTGAGAAATTTGATTGCAATCCCTATCGGCGGAATAAGGATAATCCAAAAATCAAAGAGCCATTCATCATGGATAAAGACAAAAAATATATGGTTCTTTTTCTGAATAAAACTCGTTCTGATGAAGATGGTCAAACCCTTCTTTATCAATGGGATTCAGCTTGGAACCGTTGGATCGAAATTGGTTTCTGTACCATTGTAAATGACCATGGCCAGTACGACCGCAGATAAATAAGAAGGGAGGCTTCGATATGAATGGATGTCAATGTATTAACGTCTAAGCTTGAAAATCAGCCAGACAAAATCATTCAGATCCTTGAAGCACTTGGCTTTGAAAATATCAAGTTCAATCCTCTCAAAAATAATCTGCGGTTCGCTCGGGAAGAGCAGCGAAATCCAACCAGTTGTATGCTTGATTGCGGCACGCTTCGGTTCTTTGTTTTCTCTACAAACCAAAAGGGGAATCTTTTCAGTCTGATTATGGATGTCAAAAGATGTTCGTTTCCAGATTCTTTGAAATTCGCTGCACAAAAGGCTGGCATCTCAGAAGAAGAGGTCAACATCAAAACGCATTGGCCGTTCGGTGGTTTTTTTCTAAAACTGATGCCTGACTATGAAGAAGAGATGGAAGATTTGAAAACGTACCCGGAGGAGACTCTGGAACCGTATGCCAACAAATACAATCTCCGCTTCATCAAAGATGGCATCAGCCTGGATACTCAGCAAAAATTCGGTGTCGGTTATGATGTGGAATCAAATCGAATCACGATCCCAGAGCGTGCAACTGATGGTTCTTTGGTCGGCATCATGGGCCGCGCCAATTACGAGTGTGAACACGATAAACGCTGGTATCCATTGATCGCTTGTCCACGCAGTAAAACACTGTTTGGATACTCTGAGAATTATCATCGAATTCAGGAAACAGGGAACATCGTTCTGTTTGAATCTGAAAAGGCAGTCCAGCAGTGCGATTCGTTCGGCTGCAATATTGCCCTCGCAACATGCGGCTGTCATGTATCAGATACGCAAACCAAATACATCAAACGAATGCTGCCAAAGAAAATCATTCTGGCTTACGATGAAGGGCTTGAAGAAGAGCACCTGGTCAACGAATGCAAAAAACTTATCGTAAACAATCCGATCTTAAAAACAAAGGTTGGATACATTTGGCCTGACGGGTTGATTCAAGAGGGCTCCAAAATGAATATCGCTGATCTTGGTAAGGATGTTTACAAAGAGGGCGTAACAAAATATGTGAAATGGGTAGAGGAGTGATGTAAATGGGACAAAGAGTAATAGCCCCTGAGCTACAGGCACTGTATGACAAAGGGGCACAGGTGTACAGCTATTCAAAGCTGAGTACGATCCACGATTGCCCATATAATGCATATCTGACTTATATCAAGCCGCGAGATCAGTGCGCCAATGTGTATTCCTCTCTTGGTACTGTGGTCCACGATACGCTGGAAGGAATCATTGAAGGGAAGAACACAGAAGCGGATATCGGTCCTGCCATCGAAAACGGTCTGGATGAACTCGATATGCTTGGAATTGATTTTCCTAAAACGAGAGATGGCGGCAATGGCATCCGCGATAAATGGATCTCAAACATGCGTTGTATGGCTCGTGATTGGGTCAGTCCAAAGGGTGAATACGAAATCGAAAAGCTGCTCATTCTAAAGCTTCGTGATGATCGTTACCTTCAAGGTTACGCTGATTTGATTCGTATTATGCCAGACGGGCGGCTACAGGTGTTAGATATCAAGACTTCAAGTCAGTTTAAGGATGAAGATCTGCTTCATTATGGCCGCCAGCTGGTCGCGTACACTCTGGCGCTTGAACAGGCCGGATTTAAAACGGCCGCTCCTTGTTGGATCATGGTGAAATACTGCAAAGTCGTTTACCAAACCGGCAAAGGCAAGCTGGCCAAGCAGCAAGAAAAAGTGCTCGATCGATGCAAAGTGGGCTACACGCTGCGGTCCACAGTTCGTTCCAAAATGAAAGCCGCCGGGTACGACAGTGAACAGATCGAAATTGTTACCCAGGCATTTATCGAATCGAACGATATCAATGATCTGCCGGAAGATATTCGCTGCCAGTTCAAATTGACTACATATGTCAGACCGTATCCTGTCACCGATGAACTGCGCAAAGAATGTATCGATTACATAAACGAAACAGCGGACGAGTTCGAGGAGCGGAAACGCAGTGGCGAATGGCCTGCACGAGAGATCGAAGAAAAAAATGGCAATCCCAATTTCTTTTGTACCAATCTCTGTGGTCATCGCAAAACCTGTGAACCGCTTCGGGATTGCATCAACAAACGGCCGTTTTATGCGGCAAAAGACCCAAGCGTGGTCGGTATAGACGATTTGTTTTAAGGAGGATTCATGGAGCAAAACTATGTTGTATACCATTTGCACGACGATAAAGGTTCGCTCCTTGATTCTTGTACAAAATGGGAAGACTATGTTGATCTCGCTGCTTCTTACGGGATGAAAGCGATTGCTTCTACCAACCATGGTTACAACCTTAACTGGACTGAAAAGAAACAGTACGCAGAAAAGAAGGGGTTGAAATTTATCGTTGGTTGCGAGGTGTATCTTACTTCTGAGATATATCACTATCCAGAGATTCCAGACGAGGTTTATGAATCTTATCAAGGATGGGACCCACAGGAAGCACAAGAGGAAATCGGTAAAATGATGGATGCTGAACGCTATAAAGTTCGCGACAACTTCCATACGATTCTTCTTTGCAAAAATGCTCGTGGTGTTCTGGAGCTAAATAAAGTAATGGGCACATCTTATGATGCTGACCACAAGTATTATAAGCCGCGCATTACTTTTGAAGAGTTCTTTGGTCTGTCTGATAACATCATCAAAATCTCTGCTTGTCTGGCAAGTCCACTTCGTAAATACACGTCAGAATGTGATGGATTTCGTCAAGAAGTCTATGACAAACTATGCAAGACTTATGACTATTATGAGATTCAGTATCACGATTGTGACGATCAAAAGGAATATAACCAGTATCTCTGGGAGCTTTCTAAGAAATATCACAAACCACTGATTGCTGCAACTGATACCCATAGTCTGAATGCGTATAAAGCAGAGTGCCGTAAGATTCTTATGATGGGCAAGGGAATCGAGTTCACTGGTGAGGACGAATTTGATTTAACCTTCAAATCTTACAATGAACTGGTTGATGCGTTCACTGTGCAAGATGCGCTTCCTCGTGAAGTCTGGATGGAAGCAATTGAGAATACGAATCGGATGGCCGATAGTGTCAACGATTTCACTCTAAGCACAAAGGCACGATATCCCATTTTGACCGGGACTTCTGAATCAGATGCTAAGGTTTACATCAAACGAACCCATGATATGCTGAACGACAAAATTCGTCGCGGTATCATTCCTGAATTTGAAGTCGCACAGTTTAAGGCAGATATTGAAGAGGAGCTTACAGTTTTTAAGAAAACCAACATGCTGGGCTTTATGCTTTCTATGAGCGACCTGATGATTTGGGGCAAAAGTGAAGGCATTCCGTTCGGACCAAGTCGTGGTTCTGTTGCAGGTTCTCGGTGTGCATTCGTCACAGACATCATCGATGTTGACCCGGCTCGCTGGAATCTGGTGTTCTCGCGCTTTTGTAATGAAAACCGTGTCGAGATTGGTGATATCGATATCGACGTGCCAGATGCTTATCGTCCCATGATTTATAACCACATCTTTGAATCGTTCGGTCGTGAGAAGTGTGCATATGTTCTGGCTATGGGTACTTTGGCAGGAAAAGCGACAATCGACGAGATTGGACGAGCTCTTGCAAAGGTCTGGAAGCGCGAAAATCCGGATGCAGACGAATCTAGGAATCCTTATTCCCTTGATCGGATCGCAAAAGTGAAAAAGGAATACGATGCCAGCGCTGAAAAGTGTCGTACAGATCATCCTGATATCTTCTACTACTTTGATGGATTGCAAGGAACGATCGTGTCTCTGTCACATCATCCGGCTGGTGTTATCATCGCTCCAATCGACCTCTATAAAAGGTATGGTGTCTTCCAAGATAAAGACGGGCTGCCCATTCTGTGTCTTGACATGGAAGCGTCTCATGCAGTCGGTCTGGCAAAGTACGATATCCTAGGTCTTGATACAGTGTCTGTTATTGATAAAACCTGTAAGCTGGCTGATATTCCGTACCCGCACACTTGGGAAATGGATTTCGATGACCAGGCAGTCTGGGCAGATATGAAAACGTCTCCGGTTGGCATTTTCCAGTTCGTTGAGGACTTCGCTTTTGATTCGCTCAAAAAATACGATGTTCACAGCATTGCAGATTTGAGCTTGGTCACGGCAGCCATTCGACCCGGTGGCGCTTCTTACAGAGACAAGCTCTTCCGGCATGAAGCAAATCATAATCCGTCGCCTGAAATCGACGAGCTGTTAAAAGATAGCCTGGGCTGGCTTGTCTTTCAGGAACAGACCATCGCGTTCCTCCAACAGTTCTGTGATATGAGCGGCGGTGATGCAGATAGTGTTCGCCGTGCAATCGGTCACAAGAACAAGGCGGAGTTGGATGCGGCAATGCCTCGTATCCTGAATGGCTATTGTAATCACTCAACAAAATCAAGAGAAACCGCCGAAACAGAAGCAAAAGAATTCTTGCAGGTTATCGAGAACTCTGCCTCTTATCAGTTTGGTTTGAACCATGCTACCGGGTATTCGATTCTTACATATTATTGTGCGTATTATCGCTATTACTACACCCACGAATTTGTAACGGCACTTCTGAACACTGCGGACACGCAAGAAAAAATCGTTAATGCGACCAAGCTTGCGAATGAACGTGGCATCCAGATCATGCCCATCAAGTTCCGCCATTCTCGGGATGAATATGTCTACGATAAAACAGATAAGAAAATCTATCAGGGGATGGAATCTATCAAGTACCTGAACAAGCGGCTCAGTCGGGAGTTTTATAAGCTCCGCAACCATAAATTCGATTCTTTCATTGACTTGTTGTTGATGAACCAGAAAAGAAAAATTGCGGACAGTCGGCAGTTAGGGATTCTAATTGAGCTTGATTTCTTTTCTGAATTCGGAAATCCCAATCAGTTGTTGGAACAGGTTGATATCTTCAATAACTTCCTTGATGCAAAACAGCTCAATAAGGACGAGATGGACAAGCTTCTGTCTCACGACATCATGGCCAAACTGTGTGAGAAAGAGACCGAAAAGAAATATGTTAACGTAGACTGGATGAAAATCGTTCGGCTGCTCTGCGAAAAGACAGATACCGTAAAGACTCCTATCACTGACAGAATAAAGTATGAGGGTGACAACCTTGGCTACATCCAGCTTACTATGCCGAAGCTCAAAGATTCCTATATCTATGTCTTGGATATTGATGGTAAGTTCTCCAATAAAACTGTAAGCGCCTACGTCCTCAAAACCGGTCAACAGCGCCGGCTCAAAGTGAAAGGCCGCACTCTGGAAGCTGCCCCAATCGAGAAAGGCGATATCCTTCGCATTGATGAAGAGCGGGATGAAGGCCGCTGGTCAAAGGACGAGCATGGCCAGTGGATTCAATCCAAGACCGACAAAGAAACGATTCTTCGTAAATACGTTCATGTGCGGTGAAAGGAGGTGACAAAGTGACATATAACGAAATCACTCAGATCCTCAAGTCAATGGTGATTATTGTGGATGACCGCGAAAAGGATACTCCACTTCTACATCAGCGGCTCTCATCGTTCCCGTGTGCTTATATGCGTAAGAGACTGGATTTCGGTGACTATAGTGCTGAGGTGACACTGCCCAATGGCGAAAAATTCTCGTTGGCAGATAAGGTGACCATTGAAAGAAAAAATTCCATAGATGAAATCTGCGGCAACTTCACAACGAATCGAATTCGGTTCGCCAAAGAGTTCGACAGGGCGGCTGCAGCCGGAGCAAAAACTTACATACTCATTGAAAACGGTTCATGGGAAAAGATCAATCGCGGTGCATATCGCAGTAAGATGACACCCGCTTCACTGCTGGGCAGTCTCACCACATGGCTTGCTCGATATAACTGTCAAATCATCTTTTGTGAGCCAGATACCACATCATGGCTGATCCATGCGTTTCTTCTCCACGAAATGCGTGAAGCTCTAACCCATTATGAACTACCGCAAAAACCCAAGAGAACAAGAAAGGGGACTGAAGATGACATCATCACTTGATTTTGAAGGCGAGCTGATTCTGGATGGTGTGCTGCTGGACAAGCTGGAAACACTGACAAAAAGGCTTCAGAAGGCCACAAAAAAGACCGATAAGGCAACAATCTTGTTGGATGCTAAGAACGAGATCGGTGAGAGTCAGTTGTTTTTCTTCCTTGATTTCATTCTCGATCCGCAGATCACAACAGGGATCTCTAAGGCCAAGATCAACAAAAAGGTGCGAATCATGGATAAATTTCCACACACTTTCCAAGATATCTGCTTATTCCTGGCGGAGTGCAACACCGGCTCTGACATGGCTTTGTCAATGGCAGCCAGTTATATCTACTGGAATGCTTCACATAAAGATTTTCTGATTCGAGTATTCACTAAGAATTTGCCCCTGGGTGTTGAAGCTGCTACGGTCAATAAGATTTTTGGCAAAGTGGTCATTCCGGTCTGGGAAGTCCAGCAAGGATATCCTATCGATAAAGTCAAACTCAAGCCGGGCACCTGGTTCAGTCTCAGCCGCAAGATGAATGGTAACAGGGGCACCTTCTACCGTGGCAAGTTCATTTCTCGTCAGGGACAAGAGTTTACCGGTCTCGACCATATTAAGGACGACATCATCAAAGAACTTGGCGATGAATCGCTGATTGATGAATACGTCTACGATGGCGAGCTGGTGTATCGTAATAGCAGAGGGCTATCAGACGGCGAGGCATTTCGGGTTGGCACTGGTATGTTGAACTCGGATGGAGATAAAAGCCAGATCAAGTTCGTTGTGTTTGATTTGATTCCTACTGATGAGTTTGAGAACGGCAAAGGCAGCCTTCCTTATGAAGATGGTTCTTTTGTTACGCCATATAAACTCCGTCGTAAATGGCTTGAAGATTTAGCCGTTACGATCGAGCAGAAAGGGCTCAAAAATATCCAGGTCGTGCCGATGGTCTACGAAGGTACAGATCAAAGTGTGATTCCTCAGTGGCTCGATTATGCAGTCAAACATGATTGGGAAGGGCTCATGCTTAATACATCTGTTCCTTATAAGCGGGCGCGTCACACTGGCTGTCTTAAAATCAAGCGTTTTTATACTGTTGATCTTCGTGTCACTGCAATTGAAGAGGGTCAGAACCGTCTGGCTGGTACGATGGGCGCTCTGGTTGTTGACTACAAGGGCAACGAGCTTCGTGTTGGTTCCGGTTTTGATGATGCTACGAGAGCTGCCGTGTGGGCGAATCCAGATGATTATATCGGACGTATCATCGAATTAAAGTACAAAGAGGTTACGATGGATAAAAAGACTGGCCTTGAGTCTCTTCAATTTCCGACCTTTGTGCGATTCCGTGATGATAAATCCGAGGTGTCTTATGGTTGATTTCAGTAAATTAGCCATCCCAAAGAAAGAACGACTTGAAGTTCAACTTACCGATGGCACAGAAGAACACAATATCAACTACGTCATCACGTCTCTGGCTACGATCAAAGGCGATAAGATCTATAAAAACTTCCGTCTATATTCTGTGGCCGATGATGGCCAATTGACTCAGCTGGAAAAACGGGATGGCGACCCATATTTCGAGGTGCTGAAAGGAACGGTGTATGAACAATGAAGAACGAATCAAAAGTGGATTTAAAGGAGATCTCAAAGAACTTGAAATTGCTTGGAATCACTTTGAGTTTTGTGAGCCTGAGTTTATCGATTGTGCAATTGATAATCTCCGAAACGCTGAAGAAGCTCTCTCAGGAATATTGATGAGGGCGCGTTATGTGGACACGTCGATATCTAAGACTTAATTATCAAGATGAATCTCTCTGTTGGCGGCTTCGCTATGGAGAACGCTTCGAAATCGTCGCAGAACTGGATGAATTTTATTTCCTCTGGGCACATGGCACGATGATTGCATTCCCCAAGTACGGCAAGTACGCATACGACATTGAAACAGAGATCGTAAATACCGAATAAGGAGGGAGGTGAGGTCCCATGCGAGGGATCAATCAAAGAGAGCTTGGCCGCAAAGAACGCGCCACAGCAGAATGCGAGCGTCAGATTCGGCGCTACGGATATGAATGTGGTGAGGTTATTACATATAAATTGTCGCCAGAACAAATGAGGCAGGTTTTGACAGGCAGAAAAACAATAGATGATTTTATCAAGGAGGGGCAGTAAATGGAAGTCGAATTGATTTCATATTCACAGCCGGTAAAGAAGGATGCAGACAAGAATCCGCTCAGTATCGCAGAGCTGGCCGCAAGCGTTTGTTATGATTCTGAGCCGACCGAGACTTATCGAATCGCAAAGGGATGTAAGGCGACCGGGCACACCTCGGTGCTTGAACACATCAGCTTTACGTTCCATGTCACCGGTGTCAGTCGAGCACTTCTGGCGCAATTAAGCCGCCATCGGCATATCAGTCTGAGTGTTCGCAGCCAACGCTATTGTGATGAAAGCGTTATGCAGTATGTCAATCCATTTAGTGGGGAAGACGCAGATGTATTTGATGGCATGATGGCAGATATCGCCAATGACTATCGCATCTTAAAAGAGTATCACGGTGCTGCTAATGAAGACGCTCGTGCTGTTTTGCCCAATGCCTGCTGTACTGAACTTTATGTCACCATCAACGCACGGTCACTGATTGAAATGAGCCACCTGCGGCTCTGCACTTGTGCCCAACGTGAGATCCGTGGACTGTTTATGGCAATTAAATTCCAGGTTTCTCAGGTTTGTCCAGAACTCGGCGCATGGATGGTTCCGTCCTGTGAAGCGAATCCAAAGTATCCGTTCTGTCCAGAAGGGAGCCGCTGCTGTGGCCGTCACCCGAAGCTGGCAGATGTTTATAAAACTATTGAGAAGTAAGGAGCGTACATATGAATAAGAAATCTGTTATAGATATCAATAATTGCGATATTCTGAATGAAAATGGTGTCCTACGTCTTGTCTACAATTTTAACAAATGCACTTCTCCTATGATCATGGTTAGGGCAAAATCTTATCATGAGTTCAATAAAAGTGGTATGTTTCTGTTTGGTGCAAAAACATGGGCCACTTATATTGTGCAGCTGAATATTGACGAGGAAGAACCCATTCTGCGCGGTCTACTGGCCGATATTTATCAGAATTATCACGACCTGTATGAGGAAGTCTTCCATGGAGCTGCTGAGGATGACGATACCCCGGATTGTGACTGTGAAGATTGCTGCGACGATGATGGTATTATTGATTATCTGACTCTTACCGATACTGGCCGTATGAGTGAAAAGGGGCACCATATTGGCCGCTTTGACTTCGATAGCCTTGCAGAGCTTGATACTGACACTCTTCATATCTTAGCGAAAGCTTGTGATATCAAAAATTCTGAAGTTATGACTCGTGGAATCCTGCTTTTGAATTTACACAATCAGGACATCGATATTGATGATCATTGTTATTGTGACGATGACACCGACGACGATGAGGACGATATCAACGAGTGCAACGGCGACTGTGAGAACTGTGAGTACACAGGGCTGGATGATCGTGATGAAGAGAATAACGAAAACGACAGCTGTACCCGTGAAGCAGAAGAGCACTCCGAGTGGCAGCACCCGATTGAAGAAGATACCAAATCTGATTCGCCGCAGTATGAGTATGTGGATGGTCCCGCTCACTATCATGGCACTGAGTGTATCGAGAATATGCGTAAGCTGTTTGGCGATGAGGCCGTCCGCTGGTTCTGTATTTGCAATGCCTACAAGTATCGCTTCCGTGATGGTTCTAAGCCCGGTGTGGCCGCAGAGCAGGACGAGAAGAAGGCCCGTTGGTACGAAGATTATGCCGTGAAAATGATGAACGAACAGCGCTATTATTGATTTGGAGGTGATGGAATATGGAGTATGTAATCAAACGCAATGGCGTAAAAGCTCCGTTCGACAAGTCTAAGATCGTGAATGCAATCGAAAAGGCGATGAACGATTCTTCTGATTCTGTCAATCACGAATTGAGCGAGCAAATTGCAAATGAAATCGCAGCTATCAGACAGCCAATGGATGTTGAAGCGATTCAGAATGCCGTGGAAAATCGACTGATGCAGAGCGGCCATTATGAAACTGCTCGCTGCTACATGAATTATCGCTATCTGCACGGAATTGCCCGTAATAAGTACAAAGAGCTGATGGACGCGGTCGATGAAAAGCTGATGGGCAAGAAGATTGACAATCAAAACGCCAATGTTGATGAAGCATCTTTCGGTGGTCGTACTGGCGAGATGAGCCGTGTGGTTTCTAAGCGTTATGCTCTGGATTATTGTATGTCAGACCTCGCAAAGAAGAACCATGAGAACAATGAGATCTACACCCATGATCTCGATAACTATGCCGTCGGCGATCATAACTGTACGAGTTGCAATATCGACAAGCATTTGGCTAATGGATTTAAGACTCGTCAGGTTGATATTCGACCGGCTCAATCAATCAATACAGCATATCAGCTTGTTGCGGTTCTATTTCAAATTCAGTCGCTCTCACAATTCGGCGGCATCTCGGCTACACACTTCGATTATAGCATGGTTCCGTATGTGAGAAAGAGCTTCACAAAGCATTTACAGGACGGTCTGGTTTACATCGAAAAGAAGTCACAGTACAAAGCTGATCGATTCAAAGAATGGCTCAAGCACGACGAAAATCGTCCTGACGGGACTATTCATTTTGATGATCCCTTTAAAGACATGCATCCTGATGCTTGGGAATATGCGATGGAAATGACCCGGCGGGAATGTAAACAAGCAACAGAAGGATTACTTCATAACCTAAATTCATTACAATCCCGTTCAGGAAACCAGTTGCCTTTCAGTTCTATCAATTTTGGTCTCTGCACTGACGAAGAAGGGCGAATGGTTACGGAAGAGTTCTTGAATGGTTTAATTCGTGGCACGGGCAAGTATCACCGGACGAGTATTTTTCCATGTGCTATCTTTCAGATGAAGACCGGTGTGAATCGTAAACCGGGAGATCCGAACTACGATTTGTACCGACTGGCTTTGAAATCTACTGCGCAGCGACTATACCCAAATTACTGTAACTGTGACTGGAGCAATCAGAATGCAGCTGTTCAGTATGACCGCAAAGTCAAACAGGAAGTTCTGGATGCCTTAAGCCCAGAAGAAAAGAACCGTCTGTATGATGTTTTGTCTAAAAATAAAGCCCTTGCCAATAAACTGTACATAGTCGCCTACAAGGGAGACATGATGATTAACAGAGAGTATGAGGCTCCATTTGAAGTCAGTAGCACTATGGGCTGCAGGACCTGGAATTCGTATGATGTTAACTTCAAGGAAGTGTATGCAGCCAACATTCAATCTGTAATTAAGACTGGTCAGTTACAGTTCGATGATTTACTGTCTGCTGCTCAGAAAGATGGTCGCGGCAATATTTGTCCTGTAACCATCATTCTTCCGACTCTGGCAATGGAAGCTAATCAGGCGGTTTCTGTACGAGATTATCACGACTGCAGAGATACAGTTACAGAATTTATGAAGATCCTTGACCAGAAGTTGCATGAAGCAAAACAGATCTTAATTGAGCGGTTTGATTGGATCTGTTCACAGTCTCCTGCATCTGCAAAATTCATGTGGGACAACGGTGTGCTTTCTGGATATGACGGCGTTGACATTCGGTCTGCTATGAAGCATGGCACTCTGGCGATCGGTATGCTGGGCATGGCTGAAACACTTCAGATTCTGATTGGTAAGAACCAGCTTGATCCGTATGGTATGGAAGTTGCGAAAGAAATCTGCCAGCTGTATAAAGATCGGTGTGCAGAATTTAAGAACGATACATCGTTAAATTTTGGAGTGTACTTCACACCTGCAGAAAATCTTTGTTACACAGCTATGACAAAATTCAAAGCAAAGTACGGTGAAATCCCGAATGTGTCTGACAAAAAATTCTTCACGAACAGCGTACATGTCCCAGTATGGGAAGAGGTGACACCGTTTGAGAAGATTGATATTGAGTCTCAGTTGGATTCGTATTCCAGTGCAGGTTGTATCCTGTATACAGAATTTGATGCAACAGTAAAACACAACTTGGATGCGCTTGAGACCGTTGTAAATTATGCTATGGATCACGATGTACCGTATTTTGCGGTCAATGTACCGAACGATACTTGTGTGGACTGCGGATACTGTGATGAAATTAACGACTCCTGCCCTCAGTGCGGAGGACACAATATCGAACGCCTGCGTCGAGTCACCGGCTACATCACAGGCAATTACACTACTGCTTTCAATCTCGGTAAGCAGCAAGAGGTTGAACTGCGAGTCAAACACAACCGTGTGATTCATTGATAATTAAAGAAAGGCAGGTGATATCGCATGAATGATATTGCAAAATTCATTTCGGGTTTTCTTGGTTTTATTCTGTCGTGGTTCATTACGACTGTTGTGTTATATGGCGGTTGGAAGCTGCTTGGGCCAGATTTTAATCTATGGGCAGCAACTGGTATTTGGCTGGTGCTGCTTATCTTTGGCAGATCTGCGAACAGTAAGAAGCAGTAAATAAAATGAGCAGGGTGGGTGTGGTGGCACGAGAGGATGTGAAACAAGTGAACTACATGAAAATAGTCCCGTGTGATATAGCGAACGGCGAAGGTGTGCGCGTAAGTCTTTTCGTTTCGGGTTGCAGTCATCATTGTCCTGGCTGTCATAATCCACAGACATGGGATCAAAATGCAGGTGTTCCGTTCATTGAAGATACCATGCAACAGCTGCTTGATCTACTTCGCCCCGATTACATTCAAGGGCTAACATTCAGCGGAGGAGACCCCCTCTTTGTTCAGAATCGACTTATCGTTGGTTATATCTGCGAGAGAGTCCGCAAAGAATTCGGTGACACCAAGGATATTTGGATGTGGACTGGATACGAGTGGGACCAAATCAAAGACTGGGATCATTTGAATTATGTGGATGTTCTGGTGGATGGCCCATATATTGAATCTAAACGAGACATCTCTTTGCCGTATATTGGAAGTTCCAACCAGAGAGTAATTGACTGTTATGCAAGTCTTTGCTGTAAAAAACCAGTTCTTTGGTGGAATCCGAATAATAAAAAGGAGAATACATAATATGTCATCTAAAAAAGAATACGTTTATTGTATTTGGGCACACAGTAAAGTGAATGGCCCAAGTCCATACATTTATCGGATGGTTGCCACAAGTAAAGCAGATGTGAAAAGAAAATGGGCGGAGTCATTTTATTGGCATTTGACGATTGATCATATTGAAAAGGCCGATATTACTCCGGAATATTTGAATCGCCCATATGACTTTGATGATGATAATGATGATAGACTTATTGGTCAGTACATCACTGTTGATCCTAAGGAGTCCCCACGTCGTACAGAATTAAGGGATTACGATAAAATGCTTGTTGAAATGTATGAAGGTAGTATTAAATCAACATTTGATAATCCTAAAAGAACAGCTTTAGAAACAGCAAAGGCTTTTCATTATGGAGAACTTATAGATGAAATTTATGAGAGTTGTGGGTTGGAATATACTGGTAATTATGGCATTGACGATGAAATGTTGGATAAAATGTTAAAAGGAGAATAAAATTATGGATTTAAGTAATTATGAAATGTTCCAAAATAATAAAGCGATTACTACTGTTTGTCATCCGCAAGTGAAAATCAATAAGATCTATCCTGACGCTCAAATCCCTACTTATGGCACTGAGAAGGCTGCCTGTGCTGATGTTTACGCTTATATCCCAGCAGATCAGGCAGACCTGTATGACGAGCATGGTAATCCTATTATTTACATCCGTCCGCATGAGACCCGTATGATCGGTACCGGCCTGCGTTTTGCTCCTGCTGATGGTTGGGCTATCCTCGGATTTGCCCGCAGCGGTCTTGCATCTAAGAAGGGTCTGGCACCTGCGAACAAAGTCGGCGTGTTGGATGAGGATTATCGTGGCCAGGCTTTTATTCCTTTACACAATCACTCTGATATGCCCCAGGAAATCGTTCATGGTGACCGTATCGCACAGTTCATGTTCGTTCCATATTATCAGGCACAGTTCAATGTTGTTGATGAATTGAACGAAACTGAGCGTGGTGATAATGGTTTTGGAAGCACTGGTGTTTAACAATTAAGGAGTATTGCTTATGCGATGTAGTTTTGGATATACAGTTAAATCCCCATATGTAGAAAGACGTGTTAAATACTATGATGAAAATGGTATCTATGACGAATCGGTACAAAGTGATGACGAATTGATTGTCATTGGAGAAAAGCTAAGAAATGGTGGTTATAGATATAACGAAGAACTTGGGAAAGCAGAGACGACCATGTTCGAGACAGAACCAAACAATCCGCAATATAAAGAAATTCTTGCAAGATTAAATCGTGTTCGTGACAAATACGGCATCAAACACTGGGATGAAAAGGAGCGGGTGATGTAAAATGTTCTGGAATAAATCAGAAGAAATTCAGCCGTCAAAAGAACCTGAAAAGGCAGAAGAAGTCAAAGAGCAAAGACAATTTGAACCATATAGATGCTGGACTGTCTATGTCAACTATTATCTAAGAAATGGCACAGATCATAGCTTTTCAGTTGACTATGAAAATTCCGATTATCGCGATAAAATGAGCCACAAAGAGGCTGGAGAAGCTATGGAATCGGATGCAACCAAAAAGAAAGAAGAAATAGAAGCACTGGTTGAAGCAAATCTTGGGCAGGAAACTGGCTGGATTAAACTAGGGTCGAACTATATTGCCAATCGAGATCTTGCAACAGTATCAGTGCAGCTTATAAAAAGTGGAAGCGGAGCTTTTGATTGGAGAGACTAATGAACGATATTATCCAAATGCCGAAAGGCGATTACATTATGAAGGACGCCGTCTACGTAGATACTGGTGAAACTCGTACTGACGGATGGTATCCAGAATGGATCGGCATGACAATGCAGTTCCGTCCAATTCCTGTCGGCTGGATCGCTCAGTTCCGATATGTAAAAGACAATGAGGGATATCCATATCCGGGAGGGATGCACACATCTCCCGTTACTTCTGTCTCGATTTCAGAAAATGAAAAAACTGTCAAAATTGAAACAGCACATACGATTTATACGTTTGAAAAAGTCAAGGAGGAATAAATTATGGCTAAGTATTTTTATGTTTATCACGTTAATGATGGCACCACTGATCGTATCGTAAAGATGTTCAACACCGACTCTGTTGTCAACGGTAAGAGGGGTACTTATATCGCTGAGAAAAAGGTTGCATCCAGCGATCTGCAGGGTTTTACCAGTGGCATCAAGGCGGCAGGTTTTCAGCTGAATCAGGAGCTCGCCGATGCTGATACTGCTGAACAGGAAGCAAAGCGAATTCTGGCTGCTAAGATGGCCGATTATCATGCCGCACGCGACGCATATGCCGAGGCGGCGGACAATCTGAAAAAGGTAAACGCCAAGTTTGGTATCTGATACATAATCGCAGTGGTGGGTGGGAGGAATAAAAATATGAAACGGAATGTTACAATAAATCAGACTCAAATTTGTAATTGCGATAACTGTACTCAAATTGGAATCATTCACAATGATGAAGCATATGTCATGCAAACAAGTTCTCCGAAAAGAGAAGGCCCAGCGGAATTTACATGCAGTATGCCTGAGCCAAAACCTCATTTGAAGGATTTCATTTATAAGATTGTAGAAAAACTAAATAGTCTTATTGGATGGATTATAGATGCGTTTAACGATATTTGATTAAGGTGATAGTATGAAAGCACATATTCGAAAAGGAAGATATAAATATGACCAATAAATATACTTATGAAGAGCTCAATGAGGCGATAGAACTTCTTATGTAGATGCGCGATAACTGCGTTAGGAAAGAAACGGACACATATAATGATCCAAAACGTGACGCAAAATATAAAGCGTTGACTATCGCGATTAGCGAACTCGATCACTTGTTTTGGATCAACAATAAAAAGTGAAATTTTACTGGTGGGTAGGAGTAATAAAGAATATGACTTATACACTTATGTCTGTTCCAGAAGATAAAGAAGTCTGGTGCACTGGATTTCGATTTGATGATACGAAGGCCGGCATCAATTGCAAGCCGGTACAAGGATCTATTCATAATAAGGATTATTGGAACTCGAAGTTTAAAACAAAGAATCGCACAATCAGCGTGAATACAAATCAATCGTATTATGCATTTGCTGATACTTACGAAGAGGCCGCACATATTTATAATGAGATGATAAACACATTTCTTGTCAACCTTGATAGTAAGTATCGCAAAATCGCAAGTTCATTGGAAGGCTGCTATCTATCGAATGATCGCGGCGTGATGTTTTAATAACTAGACCTTCATAAAGAAAGGAGAATTTGATGCTTGTAAAAGATTACGGCGGTGAAATCGATTGGAACATTGGTGCGTTCTGCGGCCATGATGAAATGATGTTTGATATTGACAAAGCTTGTAAAATGGCTTGTGAGAAAAATGGCATCAGATATGTGTTTGGCAGCATTTCCACAATCCTGCAGGGTGGTCGTATCCCACCACAGAAAAATCTGCCTGTGTCAGAAGTTCTGTCCAGAGCAGATAAATATAATGAACTTGGTATTGGAGTTCGTTTGACATTCTCAAGCCCATTTGTTACACGTGGCGATCTCGTTGATGAAACTTCAAATATTATGTTACGGCACCTCGATCATAATAATCAGAATGGTCTTACAAATCGTAACGGCGTTATTGTTATGTCAGATTTACTGGCTGATTATATTCGCTATATGTATCCCAATCTTGAGCTGATTTCTTCGCAAGTAAAACCGTCTGTCGAAGTCGGCCTTGGGAATGATTCTGTTGAATATTATAATCGTCTACTTGACCGTTTTGATATCGTCGTTGTGAATCCATTTAAGATCCATGACGAGCAGTTTATTAAAAACCTGCATGACCATGATCGAGTAGAATTTATTGTCAATCACCGGTGTCTGCCGAATTGTCCCATGGCTGGCCGTCACTATCAGCTGAATACAAAGCTGGGTCAGGCTATTGTCAATGGTGATGATATTACGGAGCTGCAAAATCAGTTGGCGACAGTATATAACTATTGCGGCTCTACTCGAAACAGTAATCCTCTTCTTGGTACATCTATGAATGAAGATGAAATCAAAATGCTGGTCTCACAGGGATTTAAGCATTTTAAAATTGAAGGTCGCGAAAATAATATCATCTCGTTTGTGCGTGACCTTGGTGACTATGTTTTTAATCACGAAATGTTTGAGCGAGTCATTCATGCCATTGCCGGTATGATGTTGTAAGGAGGTTCACAATGATTATTGACTGCAAGTCTATTGCGCAGGATATCAAAGATAAAATCAAGAATATTATCGCAGAAGATGACTATGCTCCTATTTTACATATTTATCAAGTAGGGGATAACCCTGCATCCAATGCTTATATTCGCGGCAAGCTGCGTGACTGTGAAGAGGTTGGAATCGAAGCGGAGCTTATCAAGCTGCCAGAAAATATTACTGAGGATGAATTGAACAACAAAATCTTAGAAGATTATAATTGGGAATATGTGGACGGTATCATTGTTCAGCTTCCGTTGCCAAAACATATCGATCCTAAAAATATTTGTATTCCAGACGAACTTGACGTTGATGGTTTTAATTCTACATCACCATTTCAGCCTTGCACTCCGCTTGGCGTTATGAAGATTTTTGATTCCATCGGTTACAATCTGGATGGAAAGAATGTGCTTGTATGTGGGCAGTCTGATATCGTTGGTCGTCCGCTGGTTGATATGCTGATTAAGCGCCATTGCAATGTGATTTCTGTGAATAGCACAGGGACTCCAATGAAGGATACAGCACTTGAAATGAGAATGGTTGATGTCGTTATCTCAGCAGTAGGTAAACGTAATTTCATCACCACAAGAGGTCTTGACCGAGTTGAAGTCTGTATTGATGTTGGCATCAACTATGACGAAAACGGAAAGCAGCACGGTGATTGTGCTGACGCTGTTTATGAGATGAAGAATATCAAAGTTACACCTCGTATCGGAGGTGTCGGCCTGATGACTAGGGCGATGCTGCTTTACAATGTATGTGTGGCAAAGTATGGGGAAGAGAAGATGGAGAGGGTGATTGA